TGGTGCTGCGACCGCTGGTGATAGTGGTGCTGCGACCGCTGGTAATAGAGGTGCTGCGACCGCTGGTTATTATGGTGCTGCGACCGCTGGTGATAGTGGTGCTGCGACCGCTGGTAATAGTGGTGCTGCGACCGCTGGTAATTATGGTGCTGCGACATCAAGAGGTAGTTCATCAACTGGAAATAACGGTTTAGCGGTGGCGCGAGGAACAAATGTAAAGGTCAGAGGAGGTATGGGATCTATCTTGGTTATAGCAGAGGAGCAAGAAAGCTCGTACGATGTTTCTGATTGGAAAGCTGTTGTAGTTGACGGAAAAAATATCAAGGCTGATACTTGGTATAGATTAGTAAACGGCGAATTTGTTGAGGTGGAAGATTAAACTAACAATAATACATTATGATTAAAAAACTATTACAGAAGTATCAAGCGTACAGGGACAAAAAGTTCCTTGCACGCTTAGAGAGAGTGCTAAACAATAATGTGGTGGGCGCAAACTTATTTATAGAAAAAAATATATATTCACTCAGGGGACTTTACATGTATATTCCTAAAGACGCAATGGCGGATTTGCTAAACAAAATTCCTCCAAGTCTTGTCGAAGAGCGTATTCGTTCAGGATATTACGAAGAAAATACCCGGATGCCTATCCCTTCTTTCGATGAGATAATCGAAGCCAACAAGGTGTACTGGAACGGATTAAAGAGAAAGGAGATTGATCTATGAAATTAAGACAAGCAAGAAAAATAATGAAGAATATCCGTTCGAATCCTCGTATGGAATCATTATATGGAATTGGACGTGCAATGAAAGCAAATGCTATTTGTGTTCATCACTATGCGCGAGTTGACAGACGTGTTAAAGACATTAATATCATTGCGAACAAAGACCCGTTATTGGCACTTAAATTACTAATAGCAAAGGATAAACGGACTAAGGAGAAAGGAGGACTGTATGGCGATAAGAATAATTAAAGGCTCTAACAAAAAGAGGCCGATTTATTTCCGTCATTGCTACCAATGTGGCTGTGAATTTGAGTTTGAGAAAGAAGATGTGAAAGAAGAAATTTACGATCAAAGAGATGGATACAATGTATTGTTTGTTAATTGCCCATGTTGTGGTAGTGATATTGGATGTAGAGAGAAAATAATAAGGTATGAACAATGATATGGAATTATGAAATCAAAACAAGTATTATCAATAGATCAGATGAAGCACCTGCGGGAGCTTGGCTTGGATACGAGTGATGCAAGTATGCACTGGCAGTTTTTGCCTACGGTTGAATCTTTTTTCAATGGAGTGCTCGCCTTAGAGGAAAGGCCTACTCTCTTCGTTTCTCAACCGAATATGAAGCATGAATACCCTGCTTACACCTTGCAGGACATTCTCGACAAGCTGCCGAGTTATATTACATACAATGATGAAGAATATCAACTGCAAATACTTCCGCCTTGTATATGTTATAGATACGTAAATTATACGTTTGACGATTTAGATTATAAAAACAATGTGGATATCTTGGAGAACGCATATAAGATACTGTGCTGGGTGATTGAAAACGGATATATTTTAAAGGAGGGTGAACAATGAAAGCGAGAATAAAAGAAACTGGAGAAGTAATCGATGTTGAATGTTGTTTCTATGCCAAGGTTGGTTCTACTGACCCGATTATTCCTAATGGGTTACTTGAAATTTTGAAAGATGATGAAACTATTGATTGGGAGCAGAGACGTTATGAATTGGCAAAGGCTGCAATGCAAGGAGTTCTAAGCAACCCTGCTTTTTGCGGCACATATTCTAAACGTGAAGCACCGATAATTATAGCGCTTGATTGTGCTGATAATATGATAAAGAAACTGAAAAGAGAGTAATCATGGATATAAAAGAAGTAAAAAACAAGAAAGAGAAAGCTGAAATGGAAATAGCTCATATTTTAGAACACCTTGAAGCTGAAATAGGTTTAGAAGTCAATAATATGATTTATATACGCAGGGAAAGTGAAAAGTCTACGTTATCGGCTTTGCCTGTAAGAATAAAAACAAAAATAATCTTGACGTTTTAATTATGGAAGTAAAGAACGGAATAATAATAGACGGGGTGCTGCATGAAGCAGAGAAAGTGTATAATGGGCATTCTGATTGCAGTGGCTGCTCGTTGCGTTATGAATGCGATGAATTTGAGAGCCAATACGAAACGTTTCTGTGTATTGTAATGAAATGTTTTCGTTTCGTCAATTGTGGCAAAGTGACAGATATTAAGATAGATAAGGAGGAATAATTACGGGATTTTCGACACCAGCGTTTATACGCAAAAATACACCGGAATTAAGAAAGAAGTTGGAAAAATTAGGATACAACCATCCTACTGATGTAATTGAAGATGAAAGGTTTTGTATTGCTACATCACCAGTTAACTGCAATTATCATATTATTATTAAAGGGGCTTTTGATGCTACAAATCCTTATCGCACATGGAATTGTGCTGGAAGAATTGATTGTGGAACCAATGAAGAGCTTTTCTTAGCTATTGCCGCACTAAGAGATGATACAGATAAGCTTCAATGGTTTATTTCACCCGAAGGAGTTTGGGTTTACAATAAAGACTGTGACAGTATATTAGAAGTATTTAAATTGCACAAGGCTACCGTAAACGAATTGATTGAATATTTTAAAGAAATGGAGAAATGACTATGACCGAAGAACTTGTAACATTAGAGACAGCGAAGCTGCTGAAAGAGAAAGGATTTAATTGGAAGTGCGAACACATAATAGGCTGCAATAAGGTTATTACAAAATATGATCTTCCGCAAAGAATGTCATGTTGTACGGAAATAGGTGGCGAATTGGTTGAATTTTTATGTCCAACATTGTATGTTGCGCAGAAATGGCTGCGTGATAATCATTCTATTCATACAGCCGTTGATGCAAACGGGAACGGGCTGTGGTATTGTAGAATTTACGACACGAAGGACTATGAATTTCTTTTTGAGACAAAGAATTACGCTACCTACGAAGAAGCACTTGAAGCCGGGATTTTTGAAGCATTAAAACTTATATGATTATGAGAAGATTTATATATATACTGGTTTCTATCATTATATCATATCTAATTTGTGTATATGAGTATAATACGTGGAATTTCATAGCCGGGTTAGAGCCTTCACTATCTTGCGAAAGATTAGCCAAATACGCCTTTTATTTCGTGATATGGTATTGGGTTGCGAAAGCTGTTGATTTGTTTAATGATTAATATGATTATGGCTAAGAAAATAATGTTTAATGATAAATACAGCTTAACCCAAGCCGTATTGGAAGGTTGGAAGACTACGACAAGAAGAAAGGGTATAAACATATGAAGAAAATAGATATTACTGGGCGTAAATACGGAAGACTTACCGTATTGAGGGAGAATGGAAAACAGAGAGGTAATATTCTGTGGTTATGTAGATGTGATTGTGGGAATGAGATAAACGCAATAGCGTATAATTTGAAAAATGGACATACTCGCTCTTGTGGATGCCTTAGCAGTGAAATAAAATCTTCTGTGCATTCTACTCACAAATGCTCAGGTGGAAGACTATATAGAATATGGAGACATATAAAAAGCAGATGTCTTAATAAAAAAGTACCACATTACAAATACTATGGGGAAAGAGGTATTACTATGTGCAAAGAATGGGAAAAATCCTTTGAAACGTTTCTCGATTGGGCTATATCAAACGGATATAAAGAAAATCTAAGTATAGACCGTATAGATGTGAATGGGAACTATGAACCATCTAATTGCCGTTGGGCTAACGCAAAGATGCAAGCAAACAATAAAACAAACAATCGTCTAATAGAATATAACGGAGAATGTCATACTTTATCGGAATGGTCAAGCATTTTAGGTATAAGCCATTTAACTATTTCTAAAAGAATAGATGATTACGGTTGGGATGTAAAGAAGGCATTTGAGACTCCTGTTCGAGATAGAATATCTGATGAAATGACCGTTTGCGCTTGTGGATGTGGAACAATCATGAAAAAGTATAGCAAATATGGTAGGGAAAGAAGATTTGTAATAGGACACAATAACATACTTCGTATTAAGTAACCCTTATGTTTTCGTTTACGAATTTGAATTAGTTGATTAGCCATGAATAGAAACGAATACCGGGAGCGCTGCAAACATTACAGCCCGTACAGTGGGCAGTGCTATAAGAAGTCGTTCATATCGGGAATAGCAAACAATGTGCATGTGAACATGAGATGTGACGGGAAATGTCCCCGTATGAGGAATTATGATAAGAGAAACGGAATATTTGATAAAGAAAATTAATATCGATACTACAAGTAACCTAAAACTCGAATTTAAATATGAATGAATTGCATATTTCTCCGGAACGTCATAACAGAAACCTTGTTACCGGAAGATTTTTAAAGGGTTGTACTCCCCACAACAAGGGAAAGAAATGGGATGATTACAACGTCCCCTTGCATAAGAGGGAAAGGATATTTAAAGGATTAGCATCAGGAAGAACGGGAAACCCTAATATAGCGGGCTGCAGAGCAAAGGAAGTAGTAGCCATAAGGAACGGACAGTTACAGTGTGTTTTCCAATCCTCTAACGATGCGGAACGAAAGACTGGCATTTGCGCCCGTAATATCAGACATTGTTGCTCCGGAAAGCGTAAACACGCTGGCGGCTATCAATGGTTTTGGGAGAACGATAATAGTTGGTGTGAATTAGTTAACAAAATGCATGAGTAAACTTTATAAATTAACCCTCTTTGGGAATACGGTCTTTGTCGGATGGTTTTCCCATTCTTCCCATTGGTATAATAAATTAGGCATAATAAGATGAGAAAAACAGAAAGAGAACTTAAGCGCAGGAAACAAGCATTACCAAAGGATAAATTAAAAGTAGACCCGACCCTAAACGGTGATGCGGATCTGCTTGTAGAACAACACAAAGAAGTGGAAAGAAAGCTGTTCCCGCTGCGGCTTAGTAAGAATACTGTTATCTATGTCACAAAAGACAAACAGAATGAAGCATACGCGGAAAGGGCACGCAGAAGAATGGACATAACAGAACCAAAGAAACCGTTTGTTGACCCTCTTTCACAGGAGAACATTACAAAGATGTACAAGGAGGACGGCATATCTCCCCGTAGAATGGCCGAAATATTGAATGTAAGCGTCAGGACGGTGTATCTAAGATTAGCCAAATACGGGCTTACAAAAGTGAAATGCAGATAATTAAAACTTGTAATTATGAAAGATATTAAAAGAAAATACAGTTTCTCTGATATAGAGTTTAAGCCTTACTTTACAGAGGAAGAGGTAAATTTTATCAAAAAGCTGAAATTGATGAAAGATGTTGATAAGTACATGCAAGGAGTGGTTGAGTTTGAGAATGGTTATGGCGTCAGTGTACTTTTAGGACAGCTGTTTCATTCAGACGGGAAAGACACATACGAGGTGGCCGTTACCTATGACGGCCATATAATCAACCGAGATAACGAGCAGTGGGTAGAATGCTTTTTGGGCCGCTATGAAGTTGAGAAGCTGATGAACAATGTTGCCGGGTTTAACCCTATTGTTGTTGATTCGTTCGACAAAGGCGATTACTTGGTGTATAATTTTGATAAATATCATACATATATAGCCAGTTCGGGAAGAGAAAACATTAGATTGTTTGGTTCTTTTTACGAAAGAAGAAAAGCCACCTACGAAGAAAGAGAGAAGATATTCGAGAGTTTGAGAAAATCATTAATTTTTTAAACAAAAGCAATGGAAGATAATACATTAGACCAAAACCTTTATACCACCGCAATGAAAGAAGCGCTAAAGGTGGAGTTCTTAGAAAGCAACGAAGAGATTAAACTATATGCCGCCTCGCTGTATAATGCGATGATATGGGGTAGAAATCATACGGTTAAAGTAAAATATTAAGTTTTTCATTTGGCGTTATAGAAAAAGGACGTATATTTGCAGCGTTCAACTTTTATCCAAAGGCAAGCGGAAGCCTGCCATATGCAGGCGTTTTTTATGCTTGCGAGTTTGACGCTACAATATAGTGGCTGCCACCCCCATAGGTATAGTTAATGCTATATCTGCCTTTGGATAGGTTGAACAATGGGACAGGGCAGCCTTTTTCTTTGCCCTTCCGAAAAGCCGGATATGGGCAGGCTACCAGCCCTATAATGCCAATAAAGTTCAATAAATCTATGGCAGAAATTAACAATTTGGGAGAACTGCTCCCTATCAGTGAAAACAACGGGAAAAAAGCCGTTAACGCACGTTACTTACATTCTTTTCTTGAAAGTAAACAAGAATTTGCTAATTGGATAAAAGGGCGTATTAATAAATACGACTTTGTAGAAGGAAAAGATTTTGAAACGCTCTATTTTGACTATCAAGGTAACTTATTGAATATCAGACATGATAATTTTATCAAGTCTGAAAATCAGCAAGTTAGCAAAATAGAATATGCACTATCTATCGGCATGGCAAAAGAGCTTTCAATGCTCGAGAATAATGAACGAGGCAAACAAGCCCGAAAGTATTTTATAGCATGCGAGGAAAACAAGCGTGAACTTTCCCGTAAGGAACTTCTTTTAATGGCTCTTCAAGCGGAAGAAGACAAGGAACGTTTAGCTTTGGAGAATGAAAAACAGCAGAAACAGATAGAAAGACTTAAACCTAAAGCTGATTTTGCTGAAAAAGCTTTTGCTATGGAAGGTAAGGTAGACATAGGCCAAGCCGCCAAAATTCTTAATCTTGGATATGGTAGAAACACCCTTTTCAAGAAGCTAAGGGAAGTTGGCGTATTCTTTGCAAATCGTAATGAACCTAAGCAGAAATACATTGATGCAGGCTACTTTGAAATGACAGAAAAGCCTATATCAAGAAAAAATCATCCTGGATTTATTGTAATGGTTGTGACATGTACTCAAAAGGGATTAGCATACATCAATCACCTGTTTGGCGGCAATCCCTCAGACGGGAAATTAGCAAGAATAAGATAAACTAATATTATTTTGGGTAGGCGTAATCAGTCTGCCCGCTTAAAACCTAAAACAAATATTCATCATGGAAAGAAATACAATACCTGCTAAAAAGCAATATGACGTCAGCGCAATGGGCGAATTTTTTAGAGACATTATAGCTCCTGAAGAGCTTAGAAAGGAACTTGTAGAACTGGCGTTTGATTACGCGCAATATGTAGATGAAGGGAGCACAGATTTGTTTAAAAACAATATGAGTACCATATACATACTGTATAGGGCACTGGAGGATGTGAAAGAATTAGAGACACAGGGTTAACAGCATAGCCAGTTTTACCGCAACAATAAGCGGTATAGCATTGCAAATAACGTCCTCGGCTATCTTTAGAGCACGTTCCATTGCATCATAGCAAGCAGTCGGCAGAACATCCAGTGCGGTAAGTCTTCCGACTGCTTAATCAATATGTCTAATTGTTCATTCATAGCTATATTTTAGGCACATATAAGACCATATTTTATTATCTCCCGGCATCCAATCTTCATCGTCAAACCAAAAGGCATACGCCGCTTCGATAATATCCTCTCCATCCAAAACCTTGCACAGATCGGCCCAAAAAGCATTAAAGGCTACGTATTTATCCCAGCGGGTACATCCTGACGGGAAATTCTTGTTCTTGGTGGCTTCCTCTATCTGATCTACCGTCCAATATCCACCCTTGTGTTCGTTGCCTTCCTTGTCTGTGTATTCCATATCGGCAACATCGTGCATGGCAAACTCCTCGTTGTAATGGCATCCGCTCATGGCACCGTACAGCTTCCTTAACGCCAGCCAATACTTTTTAGGCTCCTTCTCTTTCATCGGCTCCAGCACATCCGAAAGAATGCGGGTACTCTCTATCATTACAGCTTCACCCTTGCCTTTGCCGTACTTTTCTATCAATTCATAAATAGTCATAATCTTTTCCCTTTCTTTTAATTAGTAGTATGTTTCTTATCTGAATATCCTGCTTGCACCTCTTAGCAACACCTCAAAAATGGCATCCCCGGTAAGATTTGCTCCCACCTCCCGCCAAAAATTGGGTTTGCTTTGCTTTCTGATTATTTGAAGCAGCAAGTCCTGCTGGCGAAGGTGATGTTCGTTGTTCTTTTCAATGTCTTTTTGTAATAATAAAAGAGCCTTGACACCGTCATCCTTGCAGTTACCTATACACTCGTTGAGGTATTTGTCCATGCAATACTTCATAATCTTCTTGTTGCCCATATTGTTATTTCTTTCCGCATGACGGGCATTTAACCGTCTTTGCGGGCTTTGGTTTTACAATTACAAATCTTCCCATAACCGATCGTATTTTTTGTTTATATAAGCCAAAAGCAAATCAATCCATAGTGCGGCCAAAGCGCACAGAAAAGAAACAAGGATGCAACGAATAACCGGGCCTCCGCATGCAATGCTGTAAGCCAGCGTGAGCCAAAAGCTGATACACTTGCTGCATTTCAGCTTCTCTGATAAGCGTCCTATCTTTCCCGGGTTTACCGGAACAAGTCTTTTCAAAATGCCTGATATGGCGTCGAAAAGTCCCAAATAGATGAACAGGCATACGGAAACGGTTATTATCATTGCATCCCCAATCATACACTACTTGTTTTTGGATGATTTGGTTTCGTTTGCTAAGCTTTCATCTTCACCAAGCAATGCAGCTACGGCAGGCGCAGGAGCAGGGCTTGTGACAGTCAGGCCGAACTCTATTTCCACCGCATTTGTTTTCGTGCAGCAGTCTTGTACGTTGGTAGGACTTACCAGCACATTAGGTGTAACGGTAAGTGTTGCCGATGTGGGTACTGTGGTTGAATAGAACGGTACGGTAATTGAAGTGAACACTGTATCCGTCTGCGGGCATACGTCACAATTGTTGCATCCGCATACGTATGGCAGATAACTTACCGAACCTACCAATTGGATAGACAGCGAATAAAGGTTTCCGCCTAAAGAATCAATAGACTTTAAAACGGCCCTCATGGTCCCGCTCAAAGGATATTGGGCGGTGATACAGATGTTCCGGTTACGACACAGATAATGAATCAGGTCAATGTAATACATTATTGGGGATGGTGTCGTAGTCCCTGTGGCTACGGGGACAAGCTCCAATACGGAGGTTTGTCCCGATTTGTTTTTACAACAGCTCATAATGAATCGTTTTTTTATTAATATTATTCAGCAACGGGTTCCTCTGCTGATTGAGGGTATTTCTTTGGAGCCGGCACCCGGCTCTTCATCTCTTTTACAGAATCAGGCGTTCCTACACCCAGCAGCACATCGAGTTTTGCTTCAATGTTTATCAGCCGTTGTTCCGTAGCTATCAGGAACTTATTGTTTGATACTGCTATCTCGTAAATGGCTTGTATGTATTCGTTCATATTGTTTTGTTATTTAAAATATTTGATGATTTGATTTTTTACAAACAGGTTGTCTTTCCATTTAGGAACGCACTCTGTCAGCTTTTGTGCTGTTACCGCTCTTCCCTCGGCAGCATGTTCGTTTACAAAGTCCTGCAATGCCTTTGAGGCTGCATCCGCTTCTTCCTGCGTATCGGCATATACTTTAAAATTTATTTCAAATCCTTTCATAGTGCATTTGTTTTAATTACAACGGAGGCAGAGGCGGTGATACTGGAGCAGCACCCGAAGGCGGCATGCCACCTCCTTTTTTCAGGCTTTTCAAGAACTCTATGCCTTGCATGATGTCGTTTTGATTTTCTTTCACCCAGCCGAATATCGTTCCGGCGGTATCCCTTACCTGTTGCATGGTTGTGGGAGGAACAACATCAAACGTAGGCAGTTCTTCCATGTCCTTAGCGAGAAAATCATACAGCTTCTCCGCTTCCTCTACGTTTCCTTTGGCTATCATCAGAGTTTGCATTTTCAGTGCAACCTTACTGGTAGGCTTTATCATTTTCAGCATTTCCATATTGTATTTTTTCTTTCTCCAAAACATAAGTAGCAATGTTTTTTGTAAAAAGGGAAAGGCTTAGTGCGCCCTTCCCCGATACCGAAATGCAATTAGCCGTTGCAAGGACATCCGCAAGGCTGCGGTGCGCTGTACAATGCTACGGGCTGCGGACACATCTGTGAGCGACCAGTCAAACGGTCAGCCACGATCTGTGCTTCTGCCTGTGCGTATGCGCTTGCTCCTGCTCCCGCCAAAGCGTTAGCCGTAGCGCCTGTCTGAACATTTACGTAGTCAATCATGCGAGGTTGCTGATTTACACGTTCTGCGCGTTCTGCAATAGCCAGTTGAGCCAGTCGGTCAATGTCTCTTTGGTTAGCTTTGCTTCCCTGTGCGGCATAAACGCCACCGAAAATCCAAGCTCCGATACCAGTCAACAAGGCTGCACTACCGATAGTGATAGCTGCAATTGATGTTCCGCTGGGTCTCTTCGCTGTTTTTTCAGCCACCATGAAGTGTTCGTAGGAACTCATGTCGGTTCCGTCGGACATGGCTTTCATTGCCATTAAATCTTCTGCTGTCATAGTCATAAAATATTTATTGTTTCAAGGCAGCCCGATGTAGGCTGCATGACAAAGGACGACAGAATCAATGTGCTATTATAGAAGAAACGAGCGGGTTATGGGCAAGTTCGGAGCTAATTTCGTGCAGGCAGTTTTTTACGCTCCACTTGTTTATTTTTACATCGAAATGGTTGCGTATCCTGTTTACCGACTGACGGGGTATTTTAGTTTGACGGGATATTTCCTCGTCCGTTAAAAACTGCGATAGGAAGTACACCAAAAGATAGCGCGCGTCTACGCATTCTTCTTTTTTACTGTCTATCAATTCCAATTCTCCAACCCCTGTATGCCTGCATACCGTAGACATCATAATCTGATACAAATCTCCTGTTTTCATATTATTCTGCTTTAAAACATGTAATTATTAAAAACAAAAATCACAACCCGGCGTTATTAAACTCGAAAGCCTCGTAACAACTCGGATTGTGATTGTTGTCTCTTGTGTTCGTTTCGCAGACAGAGGACAAGAGATAGGGGCTTTCTTTCTACTCTAAGCCCCGAAAGAGCGTCAGCTAAAGCCAACTTCTACACTTATTTCTTCTTTATCCTTATGGCAAGCCAAAGAACAGCCAATGCGACACATGCAATGTTTAGCATCATGCTCGCACCTCCGTAATTGATTTTAAACCGTTCCCACCATGATAGTTTCCTTTCCACAGGATAGGGCTTTGGCACTTCAATTCTTCTTATCTTTTCAATGAAGTAAGGTATCTTGACCGTCACCGTAGATTGGGGATAGATCCCTAATGAGTGGTTCAATATCCCCTTATTCCAAGACGCATAACTATAAGCATACGGGTTATGCAGGAATGACACAGTATCGCGGGTAGACACGCTGTCTTTATAAGGTATCAGCTTCTCCTGAAACGTTGTATCATGGTAGACTATACTGTCAAGCACTTTTGTTTCAACAGGTACATAGACCGTCCTCGTTCGGCACGAAGCAAACACGAACACCAGCAGCATAGCCAGCAATCCAACAGACGCCCAAAACAATAGCTTTCTTAGTTCTTTCATGGCAAATAGTTTATAAGTTACGAAATAGAGGAATCTTCATTTTTCCACTCCCTGCTATTCAGGATGCTACCAAGTTCTCTACTGTTATGTTCGTAAACCGTTAGTTTATCCTCATCAGTCAACACAGGATACACAAAGTCATAATGAAGAATAACCTTACTTCCGTTCACACTTTTACGCGCATGCTCAGGTACTACTATTCCCTTTTGCAAGCACCATTCTACTGTTACAATTACATATTTCATCTATTTAATCTTTTAGTCCAAATTTCATTTAACTTTATCTTCTCTTGCTCTATTTCATCAGGAGTGAGAGATTTATCGTAGAGGGCGAAGTAATAGATAGCACCATACAGATAACGATAATCATTCTTCCTGGTATTCCCTAAATATAATATATCAGTATCTGTTCCTGTTCCTTTTGTTATATTAGTTCCATTATAGGATGTACTCGTCTGATATGATATCGAATCAGATTTTTCTACTAATATTGAAGATAAAGTACCAAACGAACGGCATTGATCATTTGTACTATTTTTAAGAAGTTCAAAAATGAAAGCACCAGTATCATAAGATAAACTCTTAGAAGCTACTATTGTTTCGTTATCATTTTGTTTATCCCAAATCTGTCTCCTACATATCACTGTATAATCCGTTTGTATCGGTATATTGTCACATACAGCATAATCATCTACACCATCGAATACAAGAGAACCTGCGTTGTCGGGAAGAAGTTCGATTATTAATGGATTCTGTTTATCAGCTAATATTTTTTGATAAAATCCTATATAGCCTTCTCCCGTAGAAATATCACTATAAGCACTGGCTGGAACAGTATATGTTCCATCTTCTTGAAACTCTACAAAATTTCTTGTTGTAGCATCTTGGAAATAATAATATCTAATAGGCTCACTACCAATATTAGTTAATCTAACTTTAAGAGGATCCATTCTTACATTTGAAGTGCGAATAATCCAAGTAATAGTATCTGTATTAACTGTTCCACAAACTACTTTAGTAGCTGTATATGTACCATATACAGCTTTCCAAGAATTAAAATTTGTAGCATACTTCCCAAACCCACTACTTCCAGCAAACGCAAAGTTCTTCAGCACAAGTTCATGCCCCTTGTAACCACTTATTGAAGCAGGAGGATTATCATTGCTGTATCCTGACATAAACCAAGCGTCAACAAGGGACTTGTGAAACAAACTCCCCGAACCCTTAGCGCTTGCAGAACCGACACCCGGCAGACGTATGGTGTCAATGCCGATGCTCTGAATTGCGACTTTGTTTAGTTCAATATTATTCATTGCCCTATTTTTTTTTAGCTTCCAACACTTCCGTAAACGATTCAACCGACACATTAACCCCTGCCGGGACATCTACATTGAAAATCAAGTTGGCACTACCGTTGTACGGGCCATAGCCGCCTACGTAGATTGCATCCATGCCGTCAATGTTGGCATAGATATTTAGCGCACCTGCTTCTTTCCTTTTCACCTGTATGGTAACAGGCCCTTCGGATACGAAAGATGCTACGTACTTGTTTTCGTCGTTTTTACTGAATGATAAATCTGTTGCTGCCATAATGCTTTTATTTAATTGTTAATAATTATCCTTTGAAATACACTACTTTACCCTTTGTCCCGTCATTACGCATATCAAGATGCACCCACGTAACATCCTGCTCCAGTCTGACAGGATACGGAAGAAGTATTTGATTTGCCTTAATCCAGTTGCGGACCTCAAGAGCCGTCATGTCCTTTACATCGAAATCAATGCCCGTACCTTGTATGTGTGCCGATACGTACACTTTCTCAAGCCTTGTTTTTTCTGCAACAAGCTGGCAGACATTGCATCTTAACCCTCGCTGTGTCTGATTACCGCCTACCTGCCAATTATTCACATAGATAGGCTTGCCAAGTTTCTCCCTGATAACAAGCAGTGTTTCCAACAGGCGGTTATCGAAGAACTGCCAAGCGTTATTACCGAACTTCTCGTACACGTGCCTGCATACAAGTTCCTGAACGTCGAAGTAGTCTTTAATATTCATTTCTTTTCCTCCTCGTTTTTGGTTATTGCTATATTTGCAAAAAAAAATCATGTTAAAATACAACTCATTTTTCTATGGATTTATCGACATATCCGGTTCCCTTTGCCGAAAGTGTATAAATTATGACATAAAAAGAAAATGGTGCAATAAAAGCAAAGTCAATTAAACTCATTTCTTTTCCTCCTTATCCTTCGTTATTATCTCACTAACATCTTCCTTATCAACATTAAAAACCTTTTTGCAGAATATGCCCAAAGCTTTTAATACATTGAAATCATACCCTTTAGGCTTTAATATGTTGCTTATAATAGAACAAAATTCTATAAAGCACACAAAGAGACAGGAATATATATCAATGTTCCACTTGTCCCCGGAAGCAATGTTTATCATCACAACCATGCAGACAAAGGCAAAGTAAGTTACCATTTTACCCATAGTACGGCGTATGGCTCCGGAGAAACGTACTTCCTCATTCATTAATAAACTCTTCCTAACTCCAAATGCCAAATCGCAGATAATAACTGAAAATGATACTATCAGCCAAGGTATCATGTGCTCCAATGACTGCATAATAAAGCTGCTTGCTATCACCGCGAATCCACCCGGTATGCTTTGGGTAACAATGTTTTCTTTCATTTTATCGTTATGTTTAAATTTCTTCTTATCTTTGTATCATTCATAGTATCAGAACTAATTACTACTGCATCCCCGTTTGGCTCGTGAGAGTGGAGCGGGGGTTATTATTACTAAGGGTTATCTACCCATTCGCCTGTATCCATGTTTTGATAGCGGCTAAACAACACACCCGCCTTGCCATTGACAACAATAGTCAAACTGACAAATAGGAATTGCGTGTATTCCATTCTTGGTGAATAGAAACTGCCTGACATTCCGAATGATTTAGTCTCTCCCGGCTGTGCTCCAGTTGTAACCGGGCCAAAATAATCACTGTCTCCCTCGCTATAATTTTCAATATAAGCCGTTATCTCTACATTGTGGGTTACATTGCCATTGTTCTTTATGTAACCGCTAACATCATATACAAGCCAAGCGGGCTCATCGTAATTCACAGTTTCTGTATATAGTACCTTTGGATAACCAACCAGCTCATACTGAAGCGTAGGATTGTAGGTGCTTTTAAGAGCAGCCCTCCCGTATCCGGAATTAGAATCAGGAGCTAAGTAATATTCAGCTCCTGACGGAGGAGGAGCGGATTCATTTCCGCCTGTGTACATGTTAGGAGAAAGTATGGTGTACATGTCTATTGTATCACCTTCTTTCCAGCTTTGAAGAAGAGGAACGCTTAATGTGTCTGACGAAAAGTATTGTAAGGTTGTGGCGGACGTCCTGTATGCAGATTGATTTCTCGTCCTGTTCAAGGCCATTATTCCCGGATACCAACTAAGTTCATCGGAATGTACGTCTTTTGCCCTGATATTTCCTTCAGGTAAATCAAAATCATCATCTATATCCAATGTCACATAATTGTATCTATCAGGTTCATCTATGCTTAGCTCTGCCGGGAATCCAGTTCTTACCGGGGATATAGCAGCGCTGTTATAACCTCTGAAATCCTCCAGTCTATAAGGCTCGGCCACTCCTCCCCTTGGTATATTGTATCCCCAAGATATGTCACCACCTATGTTAGAAGTGTCTACTTTTACCACATAAATACCGTATCGAGCATCATTAAAATCGGAATCGGACATTCCAAAATCTTTCCTATATCGAACAGGTTTGCGCTTTGAAAACTTATTAATTCTTGCATCCGCGGTAAAGTAACTTGGCGCATAATTGATATTAACACTGCCTCCTGCATCACGCAGAACCGCACCTACTTCGGAACTTAAATCGACATCGGTATTAGGTACAATAGCCATATCATACCTCCTTCCGTATAATGGTGATACCACCAGTAACAGCAATAGACATATCACTGTCACCGTCAATCTCGTAGTCTCCATGTACGACCCTGTCCGCTTCATATAGGCTTTCATCTGCATAGCAATTCCAATTAGAGGATTTTACCCCCCCCCTCGCAAGTTGTTGATAACCAATAGATTGCCAATAACTAACAAATCAACCTTTACCTTTTTCATGACACAACCCCTTTCTGATTAGTTACTTGAACACGTCAAATACACCCTCTATTGCAGTGCGCAGGATGTACGGGTAGTTCTCCGCATACTTCTTCAAGGCTACTGCCTGTTCTTTTGTCACCTTTGACTGGCCTGTCTTGTAGATTTCGCGGGCTACTTCCACCTCGCCCAATTCCTTGGACTGGGAGTATATCACGTTGGCAAACTGCTTAACCAATATGCCAATCTCACCGTCACCGTCTACGAATATCTTAGACTTTGAGCCGTCAATGTTCTCTACTTCTGCCTTGGTAAAGTCAATGGCTTTCAACTCTTCTTTTTCTTTCTTATCTTTTTTATCTTCCATGATGATTAAGTTTAATGATTATGCAATTACAGTGAGATAGGGTCTGAAGCGGCTACCTTAGCTTTCGTGTCGGCGATAAAGGTGTTGACGGCTGCGGTAATCTCGCATTGTTCCTGCTTTTCTCCTACATTGTGGTTGATGCTCAGGTTCTCGTTGCCGTAGCTGTTGAAAGTAGCCACCTGTGAGCCGTCTTTCTTCACTGTGCCTGAATTGATGTTACCCACAATGCCATTGTTTATCTCGGCATCCGCTTCAATGTCATAGACCTTAGATTCGTCTACGGAGTTATTTACTCTTACTGTTGCTCTCACTAACTTTTCATAAGCCACTTTTTCTGCGGCGGTTGTTGATGTACTCATAACTTTTGTTTTTATTGGTTTATTATTCTACTATTATCATATTGTCATTTGCATCAACTTGCATCGATGCGATTTTCATTTGGGAAAGGCCGATGATACCAAGTATCTCTATCCCGGTCTCACGCTCTATGCTGTTTCTCACGCCCGATATGTCGGTAATGAGGAACTGCGGAATATCTTTCCCACCAAACCGCACAAGCGTATTGCAGTAATACACATCTTCCATTTCACCGCCAGCGCCAACAAGAGAGCCGGGGTATTTGCACCCTCTCACAATGTCGAACTTCTTTACCTTGTCATCGGCAATAAGCCCGACACTCGCACCTGTATCGATAAGGAAAAAGCCTTTCTTCCCGTTTACCTCGGCTTCAATGATAAGCCGCTTGTCTGATAATGATTTGAACTGTTTCATGGTCTATTATTAAGTTAATAATACGTCTTAAAACGAACCGCTTGCTGGCGGTGTGTTGCTTATATTCAATGATTTGGTTATCTCATTTCCTGTATATGAAACATACAAATACCAATAGCCATACACATTCGTCTTGGTAGTGGTGTAGAAATTGTTGTTAGTAAATGAGGTAATCGTTTTTGTCTCACCGGGTGCAATTGATATACTGGTTGAGCCGACATTCCATATTGACACATTCGAGACATTAGTCATGTTGCTTCCACTGAATGAGCATCTAAGGCCTGAAACACTTGTACTAATATTGCCATTGTTCTTAATTACGATACTGGTTAAATATAGCCTGTATCCGTTGCCATAGTCTGCTCTCGCATAGTTGGCGGTAACCACCAACTGTGCTGCCTGCTTAACTATGGTGACTGTCGAGATAGACATTGTAAGCGGAAGACACTTTACCGTTTGATAACCGTTCCCGTCAGGATTTGGAAGCGAACTCGATTCAATGAGAAACGGCATTAACTTATAAGTTCCATAACAGTTCCTATCATTGATAGTAATAGCGGTCTCGTGGTCTCCACCCTCTGTATGGGTATGGACTTTTACCTGTTCGATAGCATAGAATGTTCCGTTATCCCCTTTAAGGATTACTCCGAGATAGCAGTTGTCTGCTGACAGAATCAATGTTCCGTACGGGTCTCTATTGTCAAGATAGGATATGTTCAGCCAATTTGGATGTGAACTCTTTCCCCTCAGATTGACATATACCGCTACCCATGTATTGTTTCCGCCCATTGTTAAGTTTGTTTTGCTGGACGGATATATAGGTGCGTCCGCAGTCCCGTCATAGCCCCTGAAATCATCTAACCTGTAAGGTGAGGAAGCGCCACCAGTTGGCCTATCATACGTGTAGTATGCTGAAAGCTCCGCACTTGTCCTGTCGATGAATGCCTTGCAAGCGCCGAACTCGGTTTGCCATGGTATGTTTCCGATGCCATAGTTCTTAGTCGTCCTCTCTGCATCCGTCAAGTCGAAGTTTTTTGCGTAATTTATAGGCTTATACTTCGCCCATATCCTAATATTAGCAGCATCTGTAAAGAACGTTAAGCAGTCATTGGAAACACTCCCTCCGTTTGCATTAAGCGTATCGCGTATATCCTCTGTTTTAAGGTTTGTACTCGGTAATATATTATACACTGCCATTATGCTGCCCTCCTTTCCAGTTCGATAATACGGTTCATCATTTCTTTATTGCTATCTTTCAGCTCCTTGTTCTCTCTTTCAAGAAATTCTATTCTCGTTTCGTGGTTATTGAAATCCTCCATCAAAAATCTTTGGAAATGCTTGGCCATAGACAGTACGCATGTAGTTGCAAGCACATCATAACTCATTGTGAAGAAGCCCTCATTGTCTGTGTCGGTCACCTGTGGAAGGAATCGATTCCAATACTGTGCACTCGTTCCTGCTCTGACCTTGCATTTTTCATCTGTCTTGAAAGTGTAATCGAAAAGGTCAGCGTTTGCCATTACGTCAAGAGGTACGATGATGCTGTTCAGGACGTTCTTCTTTCTTAAGTCGGAGTACATGGTTATTCCGCCATAGGTGAGAAGATTACCCGGGCAAATAGTATTGCCACTTCCGTCCAGCAGAGTTAAAGTTCTTGCAATCGACGAAAACGCACCTGTGTATTGCCTTACATAGATAGGCTCTGTGCCGTCATCCGCTGTTGCAATCTCTACCCAGCCTTGATTTGACGGGCCACCGCACCTAATACGGAATAAGTCATTATCTGCCATTTGCTGATATAGCAAGTTACGCTCGCTGCCACCTGAAAGAATTTCGAAGTAGATAGTTCCAGCTACTCCAACATCTCCGTTTACATAAAGCTTGTTACCTGATGTCGATATACTGCCTATGCCGACGTTGCCGCCACCCATACAGCAAATTAAGTTATTAGATGAAGCATGCTGTAAGTGCAGTTGATCGTTATAATTATTTATCTCACTACCTCTTCCACTATCATTTCCGTTGTTATCTGTCTCAATGCAGATATTAAGAAACTTAGCTCCTCCTGTTACATTGCTTGTGCCGTCAAAAGGCTTGCTGAAGATTGTGCGAGGGGTTTGCAGCTTGGTGGCGGAGTAGACATTACCGTCAGTTGTTGCTAAAGTATGTTGGTAATAATTATAATCATTAGTACCGAAAATATAAGGGAGATTATTCAACGGGAAAAATACACCTGATGAGTATCTTGGGTATCCGTCACTGTTTATTTCGTCAGTGCAATATAACTGTATTTGCATATTACCTAATACGTTAGGATGCCCAACTCCAACAAATAGAGTATCGGGTGCGCCTGTATTAACATTATTATAACACCAACCTAATACCTTTCTTAAATAGACATTAGTATCAGTAGAACCAAATTCGTTGAAATGAGGGAAGCCAATTTGACGCATCACTCTATCTCCTACATTACCAAGATGTTTACCGTCCAACAAATCCGCATCCAGCCCTGAACCTGAACCGTCGTTGCCGGCATGCCAAACTTTATAATTATTAGACCCTAAAAGAATATTTACGTCTCCGCTTACCCAGTCTTGATTAATATCAGTTCTAGCTATTCTTAGATTACCGTCTCCGTCTGTGAAGTTAATTCCAATTCTATTAGCACCTGCATTATTAAAGCTAATAGCAGACTTGGTTCTTGGAATAGATACAAGGTCAATGCCGGAATTTGCGTTAAATAACAATTTTCCTGTCATCGTATCCCCTGCCTTGTTGACAAAAAATTCGTTACACTCACTCTTGCTGTATACTGTTGTGTTTATCTCGTGCTTCGTATAAGCATCCGTAATCCCATATCCCCCCAGCGTAGTAGGATGAGAGGACAACTCATCAAACGAATAACTCGGCTTGTTCGGCTGCTTGGCCCAAGAATACACGTCACTTGCTGGCAATGTGGTGGGGTAATTAGGCAATGTAATAAGCTTTGTTTCCTCGTTCGGGGAATAGGTTGTTCCGTTAAGTATAATCCCGTCTACCGAACCACCGCCAACACCGCCTATTACGCTTAATACACCACCCTCTTTGGACAATGTGGTATTGTCAATCGGAAGCGCATCAAGAATGGTGGATGCCGTATGACTGCCTTGTGCGTACATGGTAAGACTACCCGTCAAAATCAAATCACCGTCTAACTCAACAACTCCGTCAGAATGCTTCTTCACAAGTATATCACCGATATTTAAGCCGTTTATGAATGACTTGATACCTGTAATGTCCTGTGCACCTGATTTGGTTACGTAATCGGCTAATAGCCCGGATATGTCGTTTTTGGTGTAGGCGTCTGTGATGCCATAGCCTGCAAGGGTGGTGGCCTTATCCGCCTTAACGGAGAGTAATTCAGCTAACGTGCTTGTCTGCGTCTGACCTGCAAGGAATGATTCAAGCTCTTTCCATTTATTGATGATGCCGTCAGTATCAGTCCCTTCCAAGAAGTTATCTACCTTAGCGGATAATTGAGACAAGGACGATGAAGTAGCATAACCGCTAAGTGTGTTATTAACCCATTGCTCCGTAGCATAACCGCTTAATGAAGGATAGTTAGGCAAGGTGATTATTCCGTCCTCATTAGGAGTGTAAGTATTACCATTAACCACTATACCATTAGCAGTACCCTTTCCACCTGTTGAGACAAGCTTTCCGTCAACCCACTGTATTGTCACACCGTCTATTGGGAGACCTTCGTAGATTGAAGGGACTTGAACGTCTGCGCCTGCGTACATGGTTACTCCGTAGGCGGTAACCAATGGCTTGGTCAAGAACAAGTATTCCTCTCCGTTGTCATCAACTCTCTCTTCAAGGTTTCTGTCCCAAACGACTTTGTCGAGCTTCTTTCTATATTGTTTGCTTAGTTCGCTTTGTGATGAAAACTTATTATTTACAGATGTTTCAATCTCACTAATCTGTCCTTGTATTCTTTCAAGGGTGCTTGCGCTTGGCTCATTATTAAGAGTTACTTCAAATGTCGGTATTAACCCTTCTCCCTCTTTTATAGAGAGAGACTGTATTATCACGTTCTCATGGTCTATACCCATTTCAAGGTCATTCACAGTAAGACGCTTACCTTCCATTATTTCATTATAGAAGTTAGCGTTTCTTGCCATGAAAATTTCGTCAACGCCTATATTGTAAGAGTAGTTTGTGCTGCTGTATTTGGCAAGATACTCTTTAGCCCTTTCCAATAACCTGTTTTCGGCAGCACGAATATATTCTTGTGGCATAAGTATGTTCAGAAGAACAAACTTGTCCCCGGCTTTCATGTTCCAGTCCTTGTTAGGAACGGTGAAATTATCTGTATCCGCTTCTTCGAGGGTGTTTCTTCCGAGCGTAAGGGTGTAGCTGCCATCCGAAGCCTTGACTATTTTAGTAATAGTGAAGGCGTACCCCTGCAATGCACCGCTTTTCATGGAAAGCTGCGCTTCGTCAGTGGTAAGGCTTTCGTTCAAGTCAAATCCCAAGTCGTAAAGCTGTACCGTAAAGGTGGGTTGCGTTTCACTTGTTATTGCGTCAACACTCTTTATCTCGTCAATAGCCTGCCCAGCAGAGTTCTTCATCCCCGTAATAGAGGGATAAATATCGTCATAGGTTATCACGCCTTCGCGAATCCCGTATTTGGCGATAGCCTCGTTTGATGCCAGCACAAAGTCGGTAACTCCGTCAGTCTTAAAACTTGGCAGCATAAGACGAAGAGGAGATAAGGCGTAGTTGGCGGGGAGAATACTGTCAGTCCATTCAGGCTTTTTCGGATAACTGTAATCAAGGTTTCTTGTGCCGCCATAGGCTCGTAACTTAGTTACAATCCCTGTGTCCGCATCAGATATTCGTTCAATCTCATATAACCCCTTACCTTTGCCGTATTCAAAAACATTATTCACTACCGGTTCCGCACCGCCAATGGTAACGCTTCTTCCTTTTACGAAATAATTCAGCTTGTATTCTGTGTTTACAAGAGAAAGAGCGCTCCAGCAGTTTTGGTTACTCATGGAGATGTTCTTTTCCTCGCTGTCTACGCCATCTGCAAGGGTTATACTCCATATATCTTTCCCGTACATGGCGTCCAAGCATGCTTGTATCCTTTCTGCAAGATACTTGACCGTTCCGGTAAACTCAACAACTAAAGGAGTAGGGTAGACTATTCCGTTGTCACTGGGAACAATATTGCGCATCATGCACCTTTCAAGTTCGTATTTCAGAGAAACGAAATTAAGGTCATAGCTGTATTGATGCTTTGATATTTTCTTTACCGTAGGAAGAAGCTCCAGTTCAAACCGTTCTCCTCTATAATCTATGTAATCAAATACGTCAAAGTTGATTTTGACATCAGATATAAAAGTTGATGTGCACGCGCGTTCCGCCATGAAAACCCCGGTGTACTCCAGCTTATCCAGTACACATCTGACTGTTTGTCCGTCCTTGCTATATACCGTAAACCGTCCCATTAGATCGAAAGTGTTATTTGAGTTTGAGGGTCAGTAACCCGGAATGTAACACTGAATGTCAACACATCTCCCTCGTCAGTCTTGCGAACGAAAAGATCCGGTTCTACGGATTTGTAGTAGACACCCTGCCTGCCTATCTTGGTGTAGGTGTCGTAAACCTTAAGCTCTGCACCGGAATTGTCTTTGCCGGAAAGGTAATCCAAAAAGCCAATCACCTTTTCATTGGCTGTATCCATTTCTCCCTTGTATGCAAATTCCACGTCAAGTTCATAGGCTTGCATGTAAAGTCTATCAGGGATAAATGTATCCTCTCCGTCCTCGTCTTTCCAGTCTCTCTTCGGCAATTCTTTAGTTTCTCCGTAAACAGCAAACGGAAAGTCCTTGCACACAACTCCCCATTGGGACTTTGTATCAATAACAGGACTTCCCGGCTTACTCTTTTGAAAATAGATACTGTAAAGCTTTGCCATGTGTTATCTTGAGTTTGTGTTGTAAAAAAAACAAAAAGAGCCAACTAACGGGAATACCGTTAATCAGCTCTTTGGCTTGTTCAATGTTGATGCAAATATATAGAATATATTCTAAATAATCAATACAAAAACATAGAAAATAGATGATTTTTATCGTTTCTGCTTATGATTAATAGCCAATACTATCCGGCCATATAAATTTCATTTGCCCGGAGTAACTATTTTCATGTATGGATTTATCATGCGTTTCCCTTTCAGCGTCTTTTCAAGCTCATCTATTCTTTCGTGCGCCATCTGTAAATCTTCGGACAGGCGCAATAATTGTCTCGCAAGGAAAACATTCTCTTTCTGCAATTCGTATATTTTTTCTTCCATGATGAAATATTTGTTTAGATATTAATAATAGGGTATAGTTATGGCTATCGGGCATTTGAACCGACTGCTAATTTATTAAATAGCGCGATTAGTATTTCCTCATGCAGCTTACGAATAAGGCTATAATAGATATAATAATACCTATGACGGAAAGTATTAAATTCCAATTAACAGGATTATGCAAGTTTGGATTAACGGCAAGGTAATGCTTTCCCTCTTCGGTGAGTTTGACACTCCACACTTGACCGTCAACCAAATAAGAAGCCTTTACTAACCCTTTTCTTTCAATAGAGCGAACGGATGCGGCAAATACATGCTTCGGATATGTAACAGGACATTCTCCGCCAAATTCCGAAACAATCCTAAATGCTTGCTTTTCCTCCTTTGTAAGTCTTATTCGCTCCATAACCTACTCGTTTCTGCAAATTTACTAAATACTACGCAAATATGTGTTGTTGCGCTATACTATTTTATAGGCGAAATCTTTCTGTCAGAAGGTTTCCCACCGAACAACTGATTGATATAAGCAAGTCCTTTGGGCTTACAAAGTACCTTTTGATATAATATGTCGGGGTGGCTGTCTCTGTGTATAGGCGGTAACAGCGTCATTTCAAAATACCCTGCGTCAATGTACTTTTGTTTCGGTTCGTTCCTGTCTTTAAAGAATACGCCCACTTCCTTTAGCTTTTTAAAAAGGGTGTTTCTCCCGAAACCGAGGTTGAGAATCTTTGCGGCTTGGCCTATGTCTACTTTGCCCTCTGCTTTGAAAGCGGCTTCGGCAAAGTCGGCTTTGGGTTTTAGTTTGGCGTTCTTCTCTTCAAGCTGCTTCTTTTCTTGTTCTAATCTCGCCTTTTCCTCACGCTCATTTTTTAACTGTGTAGCAAGGCTGATAACAAGATCGGGGTTGTTTATCATCTGCTCCAAAGTTGGCTGCGTGGCGGCCATGCCGTACCGCATCAGCTCATCAAGTTTTTCAGTACACCACAACTTTAAATCAATGTCTAACCATTGGCAGAAATCAACTACTATTAATCTATGCATCCAAGTACCGGGAGCCATTCCACCTCTTTCTGTTCTAACTAATTGATTTTCAGCAATACCATATTTTCTTGTAATGGCACTAATTAATTGATTTGTAGCAGGTAAGGATAGATAATCATTAGGACGCTTCCCGTATATTTTAGCAAGCTGTGTGGCGTTAACCATAACATCATCTTTGATGTCAAAAAGTACCTCGTTTCCATTATAAGAGAAAGTCTTGCTCGTCTCGTGAGCGGACGCAATTTGTACGGTACTATTATTCCCGTTCAAATAGATTTCATTTGGTTGTCGCATGAAATGAAATTATTTGTTTATAAAAAAGGAGAAGTACACCCTAAGTCTGCGACAACCTCTTTACTGCTATGCAGCAAATAAAGACACGAGTGTAACTTCTCCATTATATTATTAAAAAAAAATATCCGTATGGATATAAAAAATCCACATAGCTGTTATGTAAATAAAGTTGTCGCATCGCAAAGATAGATATAATCTTTGAAAGCGCAAACTTCTTATTAGAAAATCAATTTCTTTCATGTATTTTCTATGTTTTCGTGCAAATATATAGAAAATAGATGATTTTTCTCAAGTGATTCGGATAATAAAAGGGTGGATGTGTTTTATAACATACTGTGTATTACAACAACGTGGGTTAATTATGACGACCTTTGTTAAACAAAATATTAGAACATGAGTATTTCCAATTTATTTAAAAAGAAGGAATTAAGGGAAATTCAAGAACTGAATACCTCTATTTTGGATCTGCAAGGAAAACTGCAATCTAAAGAATGGGACTATGATAGGCTCCAAGAGAGGATGCAATCTAAAGAAAATGAATGCGAACAACTTAGAAATGAAATTTGCTTATTTAATAAAAAAAAAGATTTATTCTCCAACTATGAAAAATTTGCAAATATAGAAGCTGAAAAAAATAAATTATTATCTGATATACAAAAGAATAAAGAACTATTTCTAAATATAGAAGGCGAGATAGAAAAACTTAAAGAAGAAAGCGCCCTGCTGTCGAATGAGATATCTACAAAAAGAGCAGAAATATTACAACTGAACGATGTAATACTTTTACAAGAATTTGGATTGTATGAACCTGTATATGATTTTGCAACATCAGATAAATATAAAGAAAGACTTGAATCCGTAAGGGAAGAGCAAAAAGATTGTATCCGTAATGGGAATGCTGCATTATGTAGTAAGGAATGGGCCATTAATGGAAGCTATTCCAAAGGGATCGTCTTAATAAAAAAGAATATTAAGCAAATCGTTAGAAGTTTTAATAACGAATGCGATGTGCTTATTAGCAAAGTTAAGTTTAATAATGCGGAAGCATATATTCACAAGATCGTGAAATCATACGATGATTTAAACAAGTTGCACGAGCCAATGAGCATACACATTACGCAATCATATTTAAATTTAAAAATAAAAGAATTAAGGCTTGCTTATGAATATGCCATGAAAAAACAAGCAGAAAGAGATGAGCAACGTGCTATAAGGGAGAGAATGAGGGAGGAGGCCAAACTCATGGAGGAAATAGAGATACGCAGAAAGGAAGTTGCTAAAGAATTGTCGCATTATAATAAACAGGCTATACAAGTGGAGGAATTATTGTTAAAAGCACCGGAAGAGGATAAGCAGCATTTAATCGAAAGGAAAGCGTTTATTACTGATAGATTGAATGAATTAGACCGAGAAATTAAAGAAATGGATTACAGAGAAGCAAACAAAAAGGCTGGGTATGTATATGTGATTTCTAATATTGGTTCGTTTGGAGAGAATGTATATAAGATAGGTATGACCCGTAGACTTGAACCTATGGATAGAGTTGATGAACTTGGTAGTGCATCTGTTCCTTTTAAATTTGATGTGCACGCTATGATATTCTCAGAGGATGCGCCAAAATTAGAATCTGCGCTTCATCGCGCTTTTGAATCTAAAAAGGTGAATATGGTGAATAATAGGAAAGAGTTTTTCAAAGTCTCTTTGGAAGAGATAGAGAAAGTAGTAAGGGAAAATTTTGAAAAAGCTGTGGAATTTATTCAAATGCCTAATGCCGAGCAATATAGAGAGACTTTAAAAATAACATCATTAGATAAAAACAATTAATTATGCATTTAGGTTTTATACTTTTGACAATAATTTTACTTATAATAGTATGGAATACTAACCCGGCGCTGGTTATTATATCCGTAGTGATAGGAGTTACGTTTGCGATTGCAAAAACAAAAGGAAGTAATATTAATGAAGATAAAAAAAAATCAATAGGAAATGATGACGGTTTTCAGCCGCAAGCGGGTTCGTTTCCAAAATACGAAAAAGAGGAAAAGTATGACGAAGAATTATATGATACAATTGAAGTAATCAAAGAGGAGCCGCAAAAAAATATCGAGGAAGCAAAACAAGAAAGCATTTATTTGGAAGAAGAATATGAGCCCAGATACAAGCACTGTAATAATTTGACTTCAAATATAGATAATATAGACTTAGAGGCGTGGGATGGCCTTTCTTTTTCAATGGATGAAATTTGTGGGACATGGAAATTTAAAGACGTAAAACCGATCCGAACCGTTGTCATAAATTCTAATATGACATATTCAGACTCCACAGTAACAAAGAAAAAGAGTTACCCTTTTATTATAGATGGAAACCATATATGTTTTTATGGAGATGATGGCAAGTTGTTATCATCATGGAATATCATAGAGCTGTCGAAAGGCAATATTCTGCATGTTATCTTAAAACATTATTTTTCAGGAGATATGTTTAAATCTTTAAATCGGCCATTTGATATGTATTTAGAGAAAGTGGGAGATAGCCTTGTATAATATGAATTCGATTACCACATCCTCAGGTAAATCGGAATTTTCTCTGCTTTTCTTGCCTTACATATTTTCGTTCTATCTTTCTAAAATTACTATTGTTAAAAAACTGATTTATTGGTTATTTATTTGCTTGTTCGTTCTATCTTTCTTATATTTGCATATCAAATAACGCTATAATGAGTAATTGGAGCGAACGACAAGAAGCGAAGAAAGAGGGTAAGGAAAAGGATAAGGTAAGGCGTGAAAAACTTGCAGGATTCTTTTTTAATTTGGCGCAAGTTTCTTTCACTGTATTATCTTTGGGATTGGCAATAACCCTTGTGAAAGAAGAACTTTATGATAACATTTTATTAATTGTTCTTGTTTCTATGGGAATTATACTTACGGTATTATTTGCAAAAATAGGTAATAACATTTTAAGATAAATATTATGGTTGCATTATATGGGTTTGGGCTTATAACAGTAATAACTGTTGCCTTTTGGATTTATACAGAAACCCCCTCCGGTAAAAAGTGGATAAAAGGGTTGTGATTATATGGATGGATTGACAATATTATTTATATTTACGAGTATAATAGGGGGAGGTTTTGCACCTTGGCTTAAAACCAAGTCAGGCAAGAAGTGGCTTGCAAGCTTATAAATTGACTGTTATTTAGATAAAACAATAAAGCCAGACACTACATCTGGCTTTTTCTTTGCAATACATCTCCCTCGGTTTCTACTACACAGTCCTCTCCATGAATATATACATATACAGAGGCTATCCCTTTTTGAATTACGTTTACCTTTGCCCGGTCATACACATTAATGAATATCTTGCAATATTGAGAACAGTCAATAGTCACTTCGCTATCATGACGGACATACAAATCACATATAGAGAAACCGTCAAATAGGAGAGTACCTTTACAGCTTCCGTTCAGTACGGCTGTGTGGCTCATATTTCGCTTTTGTATATCTTCGTCAACAAATATGTTGTTTCTGTGAAGAATATCCTTATCGAAGTTTTCCTTTATGAAATTATTGGTAGGATACCCTTTGTCTATACAGAAATCAATCCCATGCAAGTACTTGTCAATTAACGCTTGTTGATCGGGAGAACCCCATTGTTCCGTCCATTCCGTACATAATCCCAGCGATACCGCTTGGTTGAGTAATGTTCTGCTTAAATCCTTGTCGTTCATAATTTTATATATTAATCTTTCGTTTCCCTTTGTCTATAACCATACCCACTAATCCCATAAACTCCTTTAACACAGCCAAGTTGGCTTCTGTGTTTTGAGCACTTCTTAGCGTATTGTTAGCTATCGCTCTTAATTGCGTTAGTTGCTGTTCTGCGAGAATATTGTACTTTGGGAAAATTTCATTTCCTAATTTTTCAAGAAGAGCACGTTTTACGCTTACATCCTGCCGGATGCTATTCAGGTATGAACCTAAAAGGTTTGCCGTATCTTCTGTTACACCTTGTATTCCTTTTGTTAATCCGGAAGTGGAAGATTCCCCGGTAGCCGTAAGCGCTCCTCCGGTTCCTTTATTAAAAGCTTCAAGGAAAGATTGCGAGGCATCTATCATGGCTTTCCCCTCATTGTCGAAAAAGTCCTTTATGGCTTCCGCTGCAATAATCCCATTGTCTTGAATATCCGTAAACTCCTTAAACAGGCCTTTTTCTCCGAAAAGTTTATCCTGTAACTTTTCAAACATGGGCTGTATTACCAAGTTCTTTAATATGTTGTTGGCAACACTTCGCATGATGTTGTTCACTACGTTGTCAAAAGCCTGCGCTGCATCTTCTCCGTTGGCAAAGGCTTCCGTTAGCGCATCGCTTATCTGACTTGCCCAATCCTGAAAATCTATTCCGTACAAATCTTTGGTAAGGTCTTCCACGAAATAGGCGATTTGCTCGTTCAGTTCCGCAAGCTGGTTCTTATAGTCTTGTATCTTTCCTGCATCAGATTTCTTTTTCCCTTCTTCGTTTCTTAATTGTCCCTCTATCTCTGCGCGTTGAGAAACAAGCCCCACGTATTGGGCCTGATATTGTTTAAGGACGCTGTTATCAAGTTCCTTTCCCGCACCAACCTTTTCCAATGCCTCCAGCGCTTCCTTGTCTACACCTATTTTAAAGTTTAATCCCATAAAACGCTGCATCCCGGCAGGAAGGCTCTCCATTGATTTTATCCGTTTTTTTAATTCTTCCACATAGTCCAAACCCTCGTCCTTTAATACTCGGAATTGCATTTTATAGCTTTCGGTAAGCGAACTCCCGGCGCGTTTAACTTGTTCTTCCAACTGTTCATATAGCAATATGGCACGCTCTATACTTTCGTCTCCACCAAGCGATCTGTCTATGGATTTTCCTAATTGATCATAGGCGGATTTTAACTCCTCAACTCTTTGTTTGCTACGCTGGATACTTCTTTCAAGTCTTTTGTCATGTAGTTGAGCAATGCTTCCGATAATACCGGTTATCCCACCGACTATACCGGCGGCTCCTTGCATTATAGCCATAGGATTTCCACTGGTAATTCCGGCAAAAAGGGTTCCTCCGCTTTGGGCAATGTTTAATAGTCCTCCTCCAACACTTTGAATTGTACTTAACGCGTCGGCCATACTGTCATTTCCCAAAGTATCGAACATAGAACTTAGATTACCTAATGTTCCAATGAGTAGATCAGACATTTCTATGATCTCCCCAAGTCCTATGCGTACCTTGTCAGATGAGCCAGTTTGCTTGTCTTGTGCATCAGTAACATTTTTTTCGGCATCCGCTAAAGTCTTTAGTTTAGGTACTAATTTATCAACAACCTTAGTCCGATAAGATAAACCACTATCCGTTCTTTTTGTTTCAGTATGGCTCGTGTCTGAAACGCCAGTAATCACCTTGCCCCCGTTTTGGATAAACGCAAGTTCTTGTTGAGCTTTTTTCAACTCTTTGGTAGCTTCTACGTACTCCTTTATTCCATTTGATAACGTCTTAAAAGGATTTCTGCTCTCGCTCTCATCGCGCAGCTTCTTTAATACATTGATAAGCTCTTTGAACTCGTTGACTTTTAGGCTTTGCCCGGTAGTGTTTTTAAAATCCTCTAAATTTTTAATTAACCTATCAAGCGTTGCGGAAGACAATCGGTCAAGATCATCGAAGGTTTTTGCCCAATCTTCCGAACTTTTGAATTGTTCAAATTTGGTTGATGCAGCATCTTCGCTCGCCTTCTTTTTCCTTTGCGCTATAAGTCTATCGGTTACTTCTTCGTCTAATCGTTCTCTTTGGCTTTCAATATCTGCCAAGTCCTTTTGAAGATTGCGTTCAATATCCTTTATTTTTTGGGCATAATCTTTATAATCCTCTATCATGCCTAAAAGATTTTCAAGGCTTTCTGAACGCATCTTCTTACTCTCCTCGTTGATTGATTGGTATAGCTTCAGAATAGCCCCTTCCCCAAATCGCTTCTTTACATCATCCTCTTTCATGGCAAGCACATCTGTAACAGAGAATTTACTACCTATTTCAGCAAGTGCTTTAGAAAGCTGGCTTCGCAAATCATCAACCATGCTTTTAAATGACACTTCTCCACCAAAGGCAATGTTCATGGAAAGAGATTTGTTTCCGGAAGCATTAAACAGCTTTTTGTATAAATCCCACTTTTCTCCGGTTTGGGAAATATACTTTTCTATCTCCTTTAAGGCATTATCAACTTCTTTCTTTGCGCTATCAATTCCCGCCTTGTCAATCTTGACACCAAGAGAAATGTATAAATCTTCCTGTTTCTCTTTACTGCGGTCTAATTGTCCTTGAATGTATTTGTAAGCTTTGCTTGGGTTGTTCAAATCTAAATTAACACCCTTCTCATCAAAAACAGATGAAAACTCGGATATGCCTTTTACTCTTTGGGTAGCCGCTTCGTCTCCTTCTATCTTTCTCCATTTCTCATAACTGGAGATAGCTTTGTCTATAAGGTCGGAACGGTCTTTCCATTGTTCAGCGATAGGGTCTTTTGTACTTTTTGTTGGTTTTTCTAATATGCCAAGAGTGTCCATGATTTTTTTTGATACATCGAATACCTTTTGAGCATTGCGAATAGTATCTTCGGAATAAGGATTCCCTTTCTTAAAGCCTTTTAGTATCTTATCAGCATCTTCTCTTTCTTCCCTTATGCGTTTGGCGTATTTCTCATAAGCTTCATCATCTCTTGGAATAAGGCTATTCATGTCACCAGCAATTTCTTTGGCTGTAGTAAACCATGCTGATTTAATGTTTTTATCTATATCGTCAGTGACAGATAGAATAGTCGTAAAATCTTCTTTCGCTTCTTTTACGATGGAGCGGGCAATCTCTAATTGATTTTTCGCTTCTCGCAGCATTTTAGTGTCCATGATATGCCCGTCACTTGCTACCGAATAAAGTTCTGCATCTTTAACCCCTCTTTCTGCTTCAGAAAGCCCTTGATATGCCCTCTCCAAATTTATTCTTGCAGTTTCTCGTGCAGTAGTCCTTGCTGCTCTATTGGACATATTTAATAATTCTATTTGTCCTTTAAGGAGAGCCTGCTCATAAGACATGCTTTTAAAAATAGAAGGGTATATTTCTTGAAGCCTTTCGTAAGCCATTCGTCTTGCATCCACGGCTTTGGATATATCAAACATTGTGGATATATAACTATTAGCCTTGTTTTTTGCTTCCGCTATTTTTTCATTTTGCTCTTGAACTTCAACATTGAATTCGCGTATTGTTTCTGCGGCACTTTTATTCTTTTCTCTTAAGGTTAAATAAAGCCCCACTAATCCACCAATGGCGGTAATTGCTATTACCCAAGGATTGGCCTTCATCGCTGCATTTAAAGCCCATTGGGCTACGGTTTGCGCTTTTGTTGCTGCTGTAAGCCCTTTTATAGCTCTTGCCCTGTTTACAATGGTTTGAATAGCCTCTATTTTTAGGCTTGCTTTCTCAATGGCATTCACGGCTATTACAGTCGTCTTGTAAGTTCCATAAGCCCCTACAAGCGTACCAAGTATAGCTGCAACAGCTTCCCAATGTTCCATTAACTTTGTAAGCAAATCCAAACTATCTGAAAGCACGCCACTATTGCCTTCCGCAATGTCAGCCATCATCACATCCCATGCATCCTGTAAGTTACTCCATTTGCCCGCAAGACTTTCCGCAAGAGCTTCCTGCATATTATAGAATTTTCCACCTTCATCGGTCAGCTCCCAAAGAACATCTTTTACCATTCCGAAACTAACTTCTTTCTGGCTGATTTTGTCGAATACGTCGCCGGCACTGACTACTTTATTTTCGAGAATGGTGAACCGTTTCGCCAATTCATCCACCAAAGGAATACCCGCTTCTGTAAACTGCCTCAATTCCTGCCCACGGAGATATGCCGCACTACGCACCTGTCCGTACGCCAATATGATACGCCCCATATCGACACCAACACCTGCGGAAATATCGGCAAGTCTCTTGGTTGTATCATAAAGTTCTTCATACGGAATACTATATGCAGAAAGCTGTTTGGTATATGACGCCAATTCCTTGAACTGAAACGGAGAAACTACCGCCAAATCCTTGATACGGTTGAATGTGGTTTCAGCCTTTATACTATCTCCGATAATGGAAGTAAGTGCAATGCGCTGTTTTTGGAACTCTCCGCCAATGGTATATAATCCCCTTACAAAACGCTCTAAAGTGTATATGGAATACACATTGGCGATTTGGTTTCTTAACTCTCCGGCTATTCGAGACTGGGAAGACATGGTTGTATTTGCCCGCTTCATAGCGGAATTATGCGTATCTGCGGCTTTTGCTGCTTGTAAACGGGCGTTTCTAAGCTGCTCAAGGGCCTTTTGAGAGTTGGCGTAAGCGTCGGCACGCATTATTTGAGAAACACCCCTCATGGCTCTTAATTCGCTTGTATTCACACCTTGCCCTTTAAAGGTTTCTGTAAGCTTCTTGATACTCTCACTATCCACCTCAAGCTTCACCTTGTACGTCTTGTTTTTCAGCAAGGAATCTACTTTATCCTCAATCTCTTTTACATCAACCTGCAATCCTACTTTCGCGCTGACGGTTGCGTGCATGTTCACAAGTTTTTTCTTGATAGCTTCGTACTCTTGTTCTGTATAATTTTTCAGGTGAATCCCAAAATTTAAATTTCCGAGGTCTGCCATGTCGATTGTTATTTTGTGTCCTTTTTAATAGCGTTAACGCCGTTTACTATAAAATCATTAAGAGATATTCTTTGTCCTTTAGCCTCCTGCTCTTTCCTTTTTGCCTCCCATTTTCTTGTCAGCTCTTTCATCTCTTTGGAAGTGTGCATTCCCTTGTCTGTCTTATCGTCATTATTGTACACTACAATAGGAGCATCACATATAAGAAGCTCATACAGAGCATTGGTAAGCACCCAGTCCATGTACCAGTTAGGGATATTCACCATTCCCCAAAAGAGAACGAGAGGGCGGGTTAATTCGGGATGTTTTTCTCCGTTTGCAAAGGCTGCTCCTGCCGAAGTTCTTGAAGGATACGATCTGCTTCCTTTCTCGTCATCGTCATCACTGTGTCCTTCATTCCTGTCAAGAACATGGTAATGTTCAAGTATTGAAGTCTCTGAAATTCCACTTTTTTTTTACCAAGAGCAACGACACTTGTCAGTTCTTGGTCTGTATATTTCTTCCACAGCATGCGCCAATGTATCCAATGGAAAAGTTTTATTTTCCACCAGTTATTCAGGATTATAAGGGAAGCACATCGGGCTGTCACCTCATCGTCTTGTTTGCATGATATAAAGGTGTGCGTCAGCTTTCTTATCGTTCCCCGGTGAAGCCACTTTATTCCAATCTCCTTTTCGCGAAGAGATACATAGTCTGTGCTGTTCTCAAGCACTTCATCAAGTCTTTCCTGTTCTACCGAAGTAGGTTGAGTTATCGTTTTGTCGTTCATAATGTTTTGAGGTGTAAAAAGAAAAGGCGGCGGCATAAAGCTCACCGCCATTAATATTAGATACCAGTACCAGCCTGTGTAACTTCTACTGCTGCTGCTTTGCTTGCGGTAGAAATGTTCACAATGGCAGTTCTGACAGATGCTCCATTATTTACATCAACCTTGACCGTTACCACTTTGCCGCTTACGGAAGTCTTGCACCATGTTTCTGTTGATGAAGCAGATACTGGGCTTTCTTCTGTTGTAGCTGTAATGGTCTTCCCTGTATTATCAGCGCTGCTGGCGAAAGACAGGGAAGTAGGAGCTACGGTCAGGAGGCTTTTTTTGTTAAGAACGCGATATTGTCGTCAGAAGCAGCAGTGGACGCTGCACCGTCTTCAATTTCAATCGTTCCACTAAGCGCAAATGCAAACGGAGTGGTGGATGCGTTCTCGAACAACGGGCGTGCGTAGATAGCCATTTTCTTAACCAATATACACTTCTCTCCGTCTTCGCTCAACAACGCAAAGCCTGCATTAATCTTCTTGCTGTTCAGAGTTACGGATATTCCGGAATACTCTTGTCCGTTTACGGAAGCAGTTGCTACCTTGTTGGCTTCTCCGAGGAAGAAACTAACCAAATCCTCGCTTATACTTGGTACAGTAGCAGCGAAAGTAATATCGCCTGCCGTACTTGTTACAGCCCAGTCCGCTTGAAGACCATGTACCTTTGTACGGTTCAACGTGGGTTCTGCTTGGGACAGGTTCAGGGAATCCACAGTAACGGGCAAGTCAAAATCCGGCTCCACTGTTGCAAAGTCAGTAATACCACCCTTTACCAGCATGATAGAAGAAAGACCGCTAAACACTTCTTTCAACTCTTGTTTTGATTTCATTGCCATAATAAAAAGTTTTAATTGTTTATTTTATGTTTATTTTATCACAAGGTCAGCCCTTATCAATGTAGCGCTAAACCCTAATCCGTCATTACCTTTCAGTGTCAGCTTTGGGTTAGAGACGGTGATGACACTGTCACTAATCGGGAACAAGGAAAGGACTTTCCCGACAAGGGCGTCCATTACATTTAAATCTTCAACGCCGCTTTTCTTTAATCTCACGTAGACCTCTACGGTACAGTATGTTTGTACGTTTCCGAAACCGCATCCGTAAGTCGAGGAAGTCAATTGTCCCGGTAGTGATACTACTATGAAATTATCCATTTGCTTAGGAACGGCAGCGGGTCGGTCATTGGTGAACACGTTATCACTAACTGCAGCTGCTGCATTAAACAATGATTTAAGCGCGTCTTTGTATTTAAAATCCTGCTCGTATCCCATAACTTACATCGGTTTAAATGTCATCTTAGCTATGCTCTCTGCGTAATCGTATGTGTCGGAAAGCACATTCAGTCCTTTCTTGGATTCCAAATAGTTGGAATATTCAGTACCTGTGCACATTACCAACCCTATTACATCACGAGGGGACCTATAATTCTTGAGGAAATTTACAGATGTGGTTAATCCGTATTCTCCGTTGGTATCAATCAGATTGTACTTTTTTATAGGTATAAGCCTTCCGTTTTCATAGCTTCTTACCATTATCACTCCAAGTCCATCCCCTCTGCTCAATTTAGGGCGGGTAGCGTTCTTTAATCCTTGTGTGACAACAGCGGTTATTATTCGGGAAAGCCCGCCTCTATAATAAATTCCGACAGCTAATGAAGTTAACGTATTTCCGGTTACATTATGGTATTGTGCTGATACTACTCCGTCATGCAGAAGCTTAATGGCGATCTCCGTTATCCTATCCAACATATAGCTGTCAATAACAGAATTAATCTTCTTCTTCGCATCCTCTAAGACTTTAGTATTATCTTCCATACCTTAATTTTTAGCCAGATTGAAATATAGCGTTGTCCCCATTTCCGTAGGATAGCAATCAGTTACAACACACGCTTCAAAGGTTCCGCCGTAGTCAGTAACGTCAACAAGGTCTCCCGCGATAATACCCTTCACAAGTCCGGGAATATCTATGGCGTAATCGCTTTTTATAACGTTGCTTTTCGTAAATGTTCTCAAAGAGGAGCTTCCATACTTGTTGCATTCTCCCTCATACAGAACTGTTTCCGATCCATTTTCAAACGAGGTTTCCCCCGAAATACGATACACCTTGCATGTATGCGGAAAACGTGGATTGTTTACTTTCATAGAGGCCACCTTTTGTTCATGTTCATACCCAAGTTGACAATCTTAATAGACGATTTCTTAACATTCTCTCCATACAAAGCATATATGTCATTAGCCATTTGCCGTAAATTGCGCTTGTCATAAGCGGAACTCTCTGTACCGCCTTCTTTATGTTTCCAAACGCCATTGGCATCCTCTACACTTCCCGTTACACTCGGAGTGCTCGCGCACCACATATAGAGATCTGCCCGGCATAAGTCCTTGAGACGCTTTTCGATTGTAGTTACATCAGAACCGGAGGTGATGCCTCTGTCAATCAATATCGTATTGATTGCGCTATCTGTAACCTCGAAGCCGACACAGCCACGAAGGTATTCTTCAATGGTTGTGCCGGTAGTTGTATTTAGAGAATCTTTCATGGTTATTTACCCTTAATGTTCAAGTAGTAGAACCAACGAACCTTGTTAGGAACAACCAATCCGGTAACTTCCGATTTGATAGTCTGCGTCATGGTTTCGTCGTTAAATACTTGGCGAATCAGAGTACGGCCGCCGTCATACAATGCTGTACGTGCACCCGGAGTTTCCATGAAGATAGGACGTCCGCATTGTACGTCTCCCAAATCTTCGTTCGGGACATACGCCATAACTCCTTCCTCAAAGTTCTGCAAGGTCTTGTAGTTGATTTTCTGCGTATCCTTGTCGTAGCTTTCTACTACGGAGATAGAATCAATTACTCTGATTTCGGCACCGATACGAGTTTCGATAAACGCCTTGATTGCTTCGTCGGGAACGAGATTTGCAAAAGCAAGCTGCATGTCTTTGTCGGAAATGTCCGGACGGTTGGCGACTGTGTACATCTGACGGAAATACGGCAGATTGATGATGTCGTCCCATGTGGTCTTGCTTACCTCCCAGTGTCCCTGTGGCGCAAAGTCTTTCTGTCGGCTGTCTCGGTTAACGTCACGCATTACCTTGATAGGATCAATTGTAGTACCTACGGCTGCTCCCTGTGTGACAACTCCGGTTGCGTCAACCTTCTTGTACCAATGAGAATCTTTAATGTTCTTCTTGGGAACGCCAAAGTCTATTGACAAAGAGATGCCAAGAGGATTATTAGCCGCATCAATAATCAGGTTTCCTTTTTTAGATACGACTTGGTTTCTCTGATAAAGGAACGTGTTATAGTTACCTCCAAGCAAGCTGTCTACTCCATTAAACAGAAGTTCCATGATTGTAGCCTCTATTTCCGGTGTAGAACTGCCGATAGCATCCATCAGCATCATCTTTTCACGCAAGATTTTACGGCTTAACGTAATCTCGTGCTTGAAAGTAGGCAATCCGCCCATTTGCAATGAAAGGCCGTCGGTTGACTTGGTAGCACCGTCACTGTCAATATCTACGTAGGTAGCCAGCGTGTACGGGCGAATTGTTGCCTCAATCTGTTCGTAAGTAGGATTCAGAGGAATGTTAGGATTTAACGGGAAACCCATTTGGGCAAAAGTCTGTTCTGCGTTATACTTATCCGCAAACATGTCGTTAATCCATGCCTCCAACGGTTTGTTGCCGGTATATCCCATAGCAGCAAGCCCTCTTCCTACAATATCGTAAAATTCTTTGTTTCTTGTGTACATATTATCCCCCTTTCTTATTCATTGGATTCGCGCACAAACTCAATCATAGGTAATTGTGCTTCTACTGATTTAGGAATACCGCCACCCGCTACGCGGTCCGCGTATATTCTGCCTGCTCTTACTACGGCACATGTTGCAGAAATGCAACCTTCGGGGATGCAGACATCCTCAAATACAAGGCCGTTTACGTCACTTAAGTTTCCGCTTGCAGTTGCACCTTGCTTGGTAAGTTCCATTGTCCCTGTTACTCCGGTGCTTCCGGGGATAAACATGTAGGCCGGAACCATTGCAGCTGTCTTTTGCGTGAATGTCAGCACTGCGCCACTTCTTTTCACATCCCACTCTGTGAAAGTGGCTTTGCCGCCTTCAATCTTTGTAGCGACCAGTTCGGGGGTTGTTTCCGAAGCGCTTGTTACTGCGATTGAGTAGCTTTTGCTCCCCAATACAAAGGATAAATCTCCGTTGGCGGTAGCCTTGTTGGTGATAGTCAGCGTTACTACCGCTTTTACGCCTGTCACTCCCTCCGCAGTAATCACCTCTACCTGTTTGCCAGGTCCGTTGAACTTAACCATTGTGCCAGCATGTATAATATCGCCAGGGTTTAATCCCATTCCGGCAACATCAATCATACCGCCTCCTTGATACAGTTCTCGAACTCTCGACCATACAGGAAAATTACCGCCAAATTCCGACCGGAATTGACCGATAGTGTTGAATGTTCCTAATTGTCTCATCTTTTTTGTCTGTTTTAAAATGTGTTATTTGGTTTTCGGGAGCTTGCCTCTTGATTTCATTAACTCCTTAAAGGCTTCTCTTCGGCTTTTTGCCTGCTCTTCTCCGGTTTCCGCAAACTGATTGATACTTGGGGATGCTCCGTCTCCGAAAATCGCCTTGTATCTTTTCTCGTAGTTGCGTTTAGCACAGTTTACAATGTCCTCCACTTTCATTCCGTCTGTAATTTCCACATCGGAAATGGCAATGCCGAGGATCTCATCGTTGCAGATGTTTTTACCACCATTCTCGATTTGAGATTTCAACTGGCTTTTGGATTCGGCCTTTAACTCGTTGATTGACGCGGCCCTTTTCTCCGCTTCCTTTTCCCCTTTTAGCTGCAAAAGTTCTTCTTCCATTTTTTTCAATTTGGCGGCAAGCGTTCCCTCGTTTGGTTCGTCTTTTGCATCGTCCGGGATTGGTTGAGGTTTGTAGTTTTTCTTGAAATCCTCAACTTGTGTTGCGACATCATGATTGTACTGTCCTTGAAGCCCTTGAAGGAATCCCGTAGCCTTGTTGTAATAATCCTCGGGATCGACACCCTCCGATAACGGGTTCAATTCTATGTACTTCGTTAATGTCTGTGACGAAAGGCTGGTTTGTCCAAGTCTTGTCGTTAATTCGGATAAGATTTGTTCTTTCTCCATCGTGTTTTATTTAGTTGTGTTATAAAAAAAAAGAGCCTATCAACGCTTTGTGCGTCAATAAGCTCTTTGGCTTGCATATCTAATATTACTATTATTCCTTCGTCAGTCTAACTCTCATAAATTTACGGCATCTCCTGCATATAATCCTAATGGAAGAACTTCCGCAAACTTCCTCAACGTCCATTATTTTCTGTTTACACACCGGACATATTGCGAAGTTTCCTTTTCTATCAGGTAACTCTTCATCGAGTTGGACATCAATTTTTATCATATCACATGATTTAATAATGCAAATATATCATCTATTTTCTATAAAAACAATATTATAGACATATTTTTAAGGGTAAAATTTAGAAAATAGATGAAAAATCGTATATTTGCACTATATATTACTCATAGAGCTGTGAATCAAGCCGGAGTATGCAAAATCATATTGCATGCGACGGCTTATTTTTTTATGGAATACGACGGAATTGTACATACAAAAAATGGAGAAGGCGTATTTACTTATGCGCACATAGAAAAGCTGCGTGAATATGGAAATCCGCTTAATATAATCGCCCAAAAAGGATGTCAAGAAAAGTTCCTTGCGTCTCCGGCAGATATTACTATATTTGGAGGAAACCGTGGTGGCGGAAAAGCGCTGATATTCAATGAATTAGTGTGTACTCCGTTCGGATTTAGAAAAATCCAAGACATTAAAGCGGGCGACATAATCACTGGTCTTGACGGAGGAATGCAAAGGGTTGTTTACAATTCCTATCAGGGATTTAAAGAGTGCGTAAGGCTTAAATTCGTTGACGGCTCTTATGCTGACTGCTGCATAGATCACTTATGGAATATCAAGCAATCTAACCATTGTTCAAAGAAAAGGGCTTTATATAACCTCCCCTTAGAGGATGAATGGCGAGTGTGGACTACTCAAATGATTATAGACCACATGAAAAAGCAGAAGGGGAAGAAGCAGTCGCGTCATTTATCTGTTCCGTTGTGCAAGCCCGTTCGATTTACCAAAGGAAAATATTTCAAGCCTAAATTCAGCCCGTATCTGATTGGTGCACTCATTGGGGACGGATGTATTGCCGATAGTGTAATCAGTAAGAACTGTTGTTATTTATTTAATCCTGACGAGGAAGTCATTGGCGAGTTCAAGAAATCAGTAGGGTATTCTTCTTGCGAGTTTGAGAAAGGCTGCTACCGCATGCGCATCAACGACAAAGAGCTTATCGCAGAGATTCAGAAATTGAATATAACAGGGCGTGCGGCAGATAAACACGTCCCTGACATGTATTTATATGGGACGCTGGAGGAAAGATGGGCGCTTGTTCAGGGCTTAATGGATACCGACGGAACTATTGATGAAAGAGGGCACCTGTCTTATACTACAATAAGCAAACAGCTTGCGGAAGATGTAAAATTCCTTATCAACAGTTTGGGAGGATTGGCGACAATTGGCAGAGGCACCGCGGGGTATAGAAATAGCAATGGAGAATTTATACAATGTAATGACGCATACACTCTTTATATAAGAATCCCGGATGCCGAAAGGATGTTTCGCGTAAAAAGGAAAAAAGAAAGATGCAAACCTTATAATGGCGGGATAAGCATCAATGCGAGAAGAATCATAGGCTACGAGATGATAGGGAAGAAGGAGTGTTGCTGTATTGCAGTGACCAATCCGGACAGTTTGTTTCTAACAAGGGATTTTATTGTCACTCATAATTCTTGGGCCTTGCTAATGGAGGTCTTGAAAGATATAAATAACCCGAATTTTGCTTCCGTAATCCTGAGAAACGAAAAAGAGGACTTGAGTAATATAGTAAACAAGTCTTATGAGCTTTTCTCTCAATACGGAAAGTACAACCGCTCTATCTCGGATATGACTTGGAACTTCTATAACGGAGGGTTTTTAAAGTTTTCCTATTATGCGGATTCTTACGAAGACTTCGTAAAGCGTTTTCAGGGAAAAGAGTTTGCCTTTATCGGTATAGACGAAATCACTCACTCTGATTACCTGAAGTTCAAATACCTTATTACCAACAACCGTAATGCCTACGGTATAAGAAACCGTTTTTATGGCACATGTAACCCTGATCCGGATAGCTGGGTACGTAAATTCATAGACTGGTGGATTGATGAAAACGGTAACCCTATTCCGGAGCGAGACGGGGTAATACGCTATTGCTTCATGGACGGCGACCGACCGGAAGATATTTACTGGGGGGATTCCGTAGACGAAGTTTATAACCAATGCAGGCATATCATAGATCCGTTACTTACGCCTGGTCTTATCAGTAAGGGTTACGACAAGTCGGCATTCGTGAAGACAGTCACATTCATAAAGGGAAAGCTTGAAGAGAACGTTGCTCTTATATCTTCCGACCCTAATTATTTAGCCAACCTGGCCCAGCAGGACGAAGAATCTCGCGCAAGGGACTTGGAGGGAAACTGGAACTTTAAAGCTGCCGGGGATGATATTATCAAGATGGAACACATGGAGCGCTTCTTTAAAAATACCGCCCAATACGGAGACGAGAAGCGCAGGGTATCATGCGATATTGCATACGAGGGAGGAGACAACCTTGTCTTGTGGCTGTGGATCGGAAACCATATCGAAGATGTGTATGTGAGTAGGGATAATTCCAAGCGGACGGAAGAGTGTGTTGCCTATAAACTTAGAGAGTGGGGCGTGCTGGAAAAGGATTTTGTTTTTGACTTAAACGGCCCCGGTCAGGATTTTAAAGGGAAATTCCCCGATGCGGTCAGATTTAATAACATGGCTGCTCCGATACCCGCGACAAAAGCGGATGAGAAATCAATCAAGTATGTGTACTCCTCTTTAAAATCACAGTGTGCAGATATTCTTGTAAAAAAGATAAAGAACGAGGAGATATCCATAAATTCCGATTTGTTATCGCGCAAATTCTCCGGAAACGGATATTCCGGAGTAACCCTTTATAATATTCTTATGAAAGAGAGAAAGGCTATTCGGGACGCGGAAACAGACAAAGGGTTTGCCTTAATTAAAAAGGAGACTATGAAAAAATACGTAGGGCACTCTCCTGACTTTATAGAAGCGATGATTTACAGACAAATTTTTGATATAAAAAAACATAACACAAAACCAAAAGGATTATGGAGATTATAAACACACGCCAGATTATGGTACGTCGTCCGTTCCGGAGGATATTGCCAAATGGCTATAAAGCCGCTGCCGGGGTTATTTCAGGAAACACCCTCATCGATGAACCGTCTGATAATCCTACGTATCAGATAATAACTCAAATGGACTTCATGCGTGAGTTTGAGCCTTCGGGGCATGCGATTAATGACCCGCTGGTATATCCTGACAGGTTAAGGCAGGACCCGGAGACGAAGCAATGGTTCAGGGAGTATGTTATCAGATGCGCTTTTGCTTTTCAAAGGATAATAACGGTCAAGCATCTTGTCCACCTTTGCGGGAATGATATTCAGTTTGAAATGGAAGGCGATACCGAGAATGAGAAAGTGAAAGAAACCTTCTTTAAATTTAGAACGGGATGGGCCGTAAAAGACATGGAAATCGCATGGTACGAGGCCGCTAAGTCTGTAAAGATAACCGGAGATACGGCATTTGTGGGATACCTTAGAAAAGGAAAATTCTATTGGAAAGTCCTTTCTTTTGAAAAAGGTGATGTTTTGTATCCTCATTTTGATAATGTTACAGGAGAGCTATCCTTGTTTGCCCGTTCTTATTCCGATTACGACAGCAGCGGGAATATTGTGACCGACTGGCTGGAGGTGTGGGATGAAAAGTATCTCCGTCGCTTTAAAAAAGGAGGAAAGGGATACAGCAAAATCAAACAAGTAATAAAAAACTTATTTGGATTGGACGGTTATGAACTCGTCTCCCAGCAAGAGCATGGGTTTACGTTTATCCCTGTGGCTTACCATAGATGCGATGCCGGAGCTTGTTGGTCTCCCTCGCAAGACAGTATAGAGCAATACGAACTCGCTTTCTCCCAGCTATCTCAAAACAATACAGCCTATGCGTTTCCGATTATGTATTTCAAGGGAGAAAATATAAATATAGATGGAGGTGTTGACGGAACTGTAAAATGTATCACAATGGGGCCGGACGATGAAGCCGGATACCTTAACAAACAGGATGTATCTACGGCTTTCGAAAAGCAGCTCGATACTCTTTACAAGCTGATATATGAACAGTCGTTTGCGGTAATTCCTCCGGAGGTAAGAAGCGGCGATCTTCCGGGTGTGGCTATAAAGCTTCTTTATTCACCGGCGTTTGAGAATGCGATGAAGGATGCGCAAGAATATAACCGCCTCGTGGACGACATGGTGAAGATTTTCACCTATGGATACGGAGTGGAAACGGAAAATCTTATAGACCTGCAAAACTTGAGTGTATATGCTTGGATAAAACCCTATATCCATTTGAATGAATCGGAGCTTGTGCAGAATCTTGCCACTTGTGTGCAAAACGGATTTTTATCACGTCAAACCGCAAATGAGCAAATTCAAATTTATAGCAATCCCCGCGACTGGGACAGGATAATGAGAGAGAAAAAAGAAGAGCAGCAGGCCGATATTCTTTATCAGCTCAAAACCACGCAACCTACTCCTGAAGAAGAGGAACCCGAACACAACCCGGCCGGAGACGATAAGCAATGAAACAGCCCACGCAACAACAGATACAGGAGGCCAAAGATTTTATAAGGCAGCGGATAAAGGCTGAATTATCCATGCAGAAGCATTTGGATGATCTTCTCTTGCAGGCCGCAAACGAGATCGTGGATACATCTTTGAAGTATAAGATAAAACCGTCCATGTTCCGTTTTTCCGCAAATGAAAAACTCGAAAGGGAGGTAGATGTTGTTATCGGAAAGTTGCGAGAGACGATTTACGACTATACCGAAACACTTTCCGTTTATGACAGGAAAGAAGAAAGGGAGGCTATCATTGCTTTTATAAATAGGGAAGATCATGGAAAGACGCTTTCGGAGCGTATTGATATTTATTGCAACCGCTTTAAGTATGAGATAGAGGCTGCTGTCGCCGCCGGGCTTATTGCCGGGCTAAGCCGAAACAAAATAAAGGACAGCATAAAGGAAAACCTTAAATCTCCGTATGATAGCTCCTATTTCAAAAAGGCCGTAGAATCCGGAGTGTCCGCAGCAACCCGCATTAATACAAATGGAATAAGTTATGGAGTAGGGAAGTCCAACTCTTCCTATAACTCACTGAATACCCTTACCCGGTATGCTATCGGGTCCGCATGGATGTGGTTTAATGGAGTTCAGAAACAAAAAGAAGGAGCTATCGGTTTTTATTCATATAGAGGGAGCAGCTACCCATGCTCTTATTGTGATAGTATGGTCGGGTATCATCCTATATCCGACTATCAGAGCCAGTGGCATATAAGGTGCTGTTGTTATTTTGTATTTGTATAATTAAAAGTTACAATAATATGTTGAGAGGTAAAGAGGAAAAAATTACATTCAGCAAAGGACTTGGGACCGAATGTAGAAAACTGGGAATCAGCGCAAAAGAAAAGGCTTTTGCAGACCTTTTAGCGCTGGGATGGAAAGATAAAGACGCTTATCTCATCTCCGGCCTTTATAACCCTGTGTATAATTTAGAGATGAATAAGAAGAATATGAATGCCCTCCTTTCCCAGGATAAGGACTTCATGGATTATCTCACCTTTATAAACAAGCGTGTCAATCGTAGACAGAAAGAGAGCGAGAGAGAGGAAGAGTTTTTGGTTGAAGGTGTCAGTGATGAAGATATTGCGTCTGAACTTTCAAAGGAAAACCAGCTTCGTAAGCTTATCGCCGCCCGTAAAAAGTACGATGGCAAAGAGGGCTGCAAGGAATGGATAGACCTTACCAAAATGATTGCAGATATCACGCAGATTAAGAAAGACGAGATAAAAGAAGAAGATACTACCACTCATTTTTATCTTCCAATTTCATGCAATAATTGCTCCTTGTACCTTGCCGCTAAAAAGAAAGCCGGGAAATGACACCCGGCTACTTCTTCCTTATACATAGGTTTGTGTTCAGTTTTTGTCTTTATCAGACGCTTCCTCCATCTCCTTTTTCATCTCATACATCTGCCTTTCCTCCTCAATAATCTTGGCGTCCTCCTCGTCAGAAATCGGCTTGGGGTCCGCGCGGTCAAGGGCATCCCCGACTGCCTTTATCACATCCACCTGCAACTTCGCGTCAATACAATTCCCTACATACTGGGTATTACGCAGCATTAGCATAGGCAGGTTATCAACCCTGTCTTCTATCGGAACGCTATCCAATAGTACAAACATTATGCTTCCCGCGCTATATTCGACCGAGAAGTCACCGCTTACCGTCGATGCCTTTATAAAAGGAACATCACCTTTCTTGTATTTGAGAATAATCATATTCCCGACTTGTGTCTTTCCGAAATCCATAATCTTTTTGTGTTATATTTATTATTGCAAATTTATTCTTCAACAAAATCATCACTCAGGAAATCATCATCCGAATATTCCCAGCCCTCAAACAGGTTCGTTTTCGCTTCTTCGGCAATATTGGGGACATGTCTCATAAAATTGTTCGCAATGTCCTCGTTCCCGCACCACAGATTATAAGAGTTGTTGTATCCCTTTTCCCTCACGTATCCGAGAGAAAGCATGTCGATGCCCAGCTTTCTTTGCGACATAGGGACAATCCCGTTCTTCTTGCAGAATCGTTCATAGTTCTTGTATATCTCCGATGATGTGAAATTGATAACGCCGCTTCCTTCAAATTCTTCGGGCTGGCACTCCTTGTATTTGAGGTATTCCGATATACTTCCGTCCACAAGCTTGCCGTCCCGTCCTATGACCGTAGAGCGTATCCTCTCCAGCTTCATGTCTATCTTTCCTCCGAGGTTCTCCGGCATCCTCCAGTTGTTTTTCTTTAGCTCGCAAAGACCTTTGACTATCCAAGCCATTATGCCGGCATGTTCCGATTTGAGCCTTTCCGCGAGCATGGTATCCCTTTTCTCTACGGGGATAGTCTTGTCGAAATTAAGCACGAGCGCCCGTCTCTGCATACTCTCATCATCCGGGTCCTCCCGGTTAAGAAAGTCCTTTGGCTGCCAACGGTAGTTAGAGTTACACAGCATGATAGGCGGTCTTTGCATCATCGTTATATTGCCGCCTATTCCCCGGCAGGCAATAGGTTCCCCGCTGGAGATAGCCTTTATGATGCTCATATCCTTAAAATCCCCCCGGTTGCTCTCCGTACAGTACATAAGCCTCTTCCCGGACATGGAATACGCAGCACGAAGCTGTTCATCTCCTCTGCTGGCAAACTGGCTCATCTTGATATTAAGTATCTCGTCCTCTCCGAACATGTCCTTAAGCACCCGGTAGATAACACTCTTCCCGTTTGCTCCCGTACCTTGCAATATCAGGAAATACTCAAAGCTTATATTACGTCTGTTGACAAGACAGGCTCCAAGAAACATCTGTAATATTCTCCGCTTGTGCTTCTCAGGAAGAACACCGTCCATGTCATCCGTAGGCATCCAGTTCTCTCCGAGGAAACTTCTCCATATAGGACAGTTGAATATCTCCTTGCGGTCATACTTGAAAGGATACATCTTCACGCAATCGAAACGGGAAGAATGAGGATAAGTCTTCAAACGGTTCATATCGACAACGCAATTGGTAAAGCACATAATACTAAGGTCAGGACGAAGCTCATGATCCCGGATAACATTGATTATACGGTTCATATAGGCATACATGGCCTTATTGGTACGGTCGCGAGCTGCAACACCCATCTTCTCAAGCCACCTGTCTACGGCATCATACAGGACATTGTAATCCATGAACTCATAAATCTTACCCGTAAAAACATACAAGGAGCTATAATGAGAGGTGTTATCCCTCGTCAAGACACCATAACCCTCCCTGAATAACTCCTCAAGGCGCCTGCCGTATCTGTCTGTGCGCTCAGGATTGCTTGTAACCAAAGATATATCCCTGAACGTAGCCGCATATTCATCGCAATGTTCGGATAATAATCCAAGTACGTAATCCTTTAAATCCTTCCTATCCATATTTATTATATAACGTTTTTATAAGCATACCATAAAGAACATAACGGAACTGGGATTAGGTCTCATTCTTAAAAATAACATCTTCTCTTTTCTTTTTTGAGGGTTAAAAATATATATATATGTTCTTTATCATCATTATGCAAATATACAACTACTTGATAATAAAACAAGTAATTTTCTAAAAAAATAGGGGTAAAATTTAGAAAATAGGTGATTTTTTAGAGAATAACGGGAGCTATTGAAAAAATACGGCTTCTTTGGAATGTAAAACATCTTTACAAATACGGGAAATTGGACGAAAAATGGGGGAAAATTAAAATTTTTAGGGGTGGTGATTACATCCGATATTCTTACATATAACAGGGGGGGTGGGGTGTTATCTACGTGGGTGCGTATGGTGTATTGTTGATTATCAATGTGTTATAGTTTATATTATTGCTATAATATAAAGTTGTAATATCATTACAAAAGAGGATAATTTCCCGAATATCACAAAAGCTCCAAAATGGACGTAATTCATTGATTGTCAACAAAATACCCCAATATCATTAATCTACAACTACAACATAACCATATAATTACCTATTAATCAATCAGTTATGCATATATTTCAAATCTCCCTATCCCCCCGTCTCCCTGTTATAAATAATATCTATAAATTAATTATCAGCAATAGATAAACTCTATTATAAGGCTATGCTTGTTGCTCCAGTTATTACATACTTATACGTTCGTATGCTATAATGTCCCTATATAGCCTATTATTTAGTATTATATACTTACATTTGTATATGTGTATTATTATGTTTGTATATTGCTGTAAATCAGTGTATTATAACGTTATATTTAATGCTATAAAACATACTTATTTTATTGAAATATTTTGCTATTTTCTTTGCCATTCCAAATATAATTCGTATTTTTGTAATGTAAGAAAGAGGTAAACATAAGGCCTTTAATCTTACAAGCGTTGTTTATATGATGAGATATAAAAAGAACCTGCTAACACTGGTAATGTTAACAGGTTCAAAGAAGGGAATAACTTAGATAAGTCCCCCCCCAGCAGGAAGGGCAAAGGTACTTATCTTGGTTTAAACTTCCAAATTATCCGCTTATAAATTTAGACGCTGTAATAAAGTTGAATTATAAACATTTAAATATTACAGTTATGAAAGCAATGAGTTTTTACACCGCAAACGGTTGGGTTGGCTCGAACTATGACAGCAAGTTAAGTACAAAGGAAATATCCGTAAAGGTCAGGATTTTTGCAAAGAAGAATTTCCCGGACTTTAAATTCTCTGTCCGTACTGAACGGAGCATGTGTACGGATTCTATGTATATCGAGTTAAAGGCGGGTACTTGTATCCCTTTCGTTGAAGGTTCAAGAAGCGCGGAGCGTGGTTACATGTCTACAATGCCAACCGTTAAGGGTTGGGAAGATGAGTTAACTCCGGAAATGTTCAAGGTATTGGACGCTGTTACGACTTATGCAAGTTCTTTCCGTTATGATGACAGCGACGGCATGCAAGACTATTTCGATACAAATTTTTATATTCATATAAAAGTGGGTGATGAATATCAGGTTGTAGAACCGAAAGAAAAAAAGAATACACTAAAGAAGGGGAAAGAAGATGCCGCTGGTGTAGTAGAGTATGTTAAGGCTGAGTGCTTGGAGATTGTGGACTATTCCGAAAAAGCTATCGCGGTGTTCGGTGACACGAAGGCGATTAAAGATCAGTTAAAGGATCTCGGCGGACGGTTTAACCCGGCCTTAAACTACGACGGTGAAAAGCGCGCCGGATGGATATTCAGCAAAGAGCAAGCGGACAAGGTGCGGGAATTGCTCGCACCTGCAAAGAGCGAAAAGGAATCGGATGAAAACACCGACGAAGCGTTTCCGCTTGAAAATATCCATTTTACCGAAACGGGCAGCTTTAACGGAGTGCGCTATTACGACATAGAAGGATCAGGAGTAATAACCAGCGCGAAAGTACGCGCGGATATACAGCCGGGCGATATATTCAACGTATATACAAATAAGGAATGGAAATTCGGTGTAACTTATGACGGCGTAAGCCTTAATAGAAGTTTATACAACGCCTTACCCGGTATAATTGAATTTGACGACAAGATAGAATCGGGCACGCTTAGCACTTCGTCGTATTACTCCCCGATGGCTGAGGGTGTAGAATTTTACGAGAAGAAAGTAAATGGAAAGCGTTACACCGTCAAGGATAAGCCGTTAACACTCGGGCATTATGGAATATTGGACAATTTAGACAATTGTATAATAGATTGCTATCCGACTAAGGGAGAAGCTGAAAGGGAGGCGGAAATACTTAACGGGTTTACGGATGGCAACGGACGCTTAAAAAGTGCTATATAATGTTCTGCGTTATGTTGCTATTGTTCGGTGCTGTATTGTTCATCAGCGGCACCGATATTACAGAGATAAGAAAATACAAGGATCAATCAGATAAATTTTAAGGTTATGAAAAAGATTACTCTGTTTGTAAAAGAGATAGGATCCGTCAACCGTTATTCCCTGTTAGGGAGGCTGAAAAGTGACTGTGAATACTTTTTAGGCTACGGAAACCGTTTTGAAAGATGCCTCTGGGCCGGGAATGTATCGGAGCATATATGGTGCATGAAAGTATTATACTACTTACTGCCTATTAACGGAAAGCCCGACTGGTTATCAATGGCAGATATATTGAATTACGAAAAGCAAATGAAAAGCAGTATTTAATAAACGAATAGTTTAAAATAAGGAGGAGTAGACTATGTATTTAGGCTTTATACTTTGGGCGATAATTTTAGTTGTGATCGTGTGGAATACTAACCCGGCACTGGTTATTATATCCGCTGTGATAGGGGTTGTGTTTGCGATTGCAAAAACAACAGATAATAAACCAAAAGAGTGATATGGAAACATTAAAGGACGTTTTTTTGAAAAAATACCCGCAATACGGAAAGGTGCTGCGGGTATATGAAGAGGTTAACGAAACGGAGTGCACCTTCGAGAGTATTACAAAACCAAGGTTGTACAACTTTGTTCAGGCTCTTAATGACAGGCTGGCAACAAACAGTGCTAAAACCTATTGCGCTATGTTTAAATCGGTTCTTAACCTGTACAGCGATATGTATTCTTTCCCGAAAGGCTTTGAAGCTATATTAACCCTGAAGAAGGACGCAACGCAAAGTACATGGTTAACGGATGAAGAGATCAAAAAACTACTCTCATACGATCCGGTTAATGATACAGAACGGATAGTGAAAAACTGTTTTCTTCTCGGTTGCCTGACAGGTGCAAGACATTCGGACTACGTATGTTTTACAGAGGACAATATAATAGACGGACGACTGGTTTATATTTCCCAAAAAACGAAAACGAAAGCGGAAATTCCGGCGGCTCCGGCTGTGTTACGGATATTAGAGGAAAACAAAAGATACGACATTAGCCAACGTAAGCTGTCTGATGTGACATTTAATGATACGATAAGGAGTATATGCCGGAAGTGTGGAATAAACCAACGAATAAAACTGTATCAGGCGGGCGAATATGCAACCGGGGAAAAGTGGGAGTTTATTTCCTCGCATTCAGCGCGGAAGTCTTGCGCAACAAACTTATATCTAAGGGGAGCGGATCTGTATTCTATCAGCCGGATGTTAGGACACTCCAGTGTAACCATGACAGAAACGTATATTTGTTGCGGGCTGCGTGAATTGTCAGATAAGATAATGAGCTATTTCAACGGGTTTAAATAATATGCTTTAAAACATACTGTATAAGATGAATTAAAGAGAGATAAACGGTATTTTTGCAAACAATTTTAAAAAAAAAGGTTATGAAAACTTACGATGTACACTTCAACGACGCTAACGACTCTAATAGCAAAGGGTTTAATGAATCATTTGAGTACTGCAAAAATTATATAGAAACCTATAACGGTACCAATGAATCCTATTTCGAGGACTACAAGGGAGGAATCGTATCGATCGTGTGTAATGAAACCGGAGAAGAGGTTTATTCGGAGGATATAAGATAGAATGGAGCAAGAAAGTAGATACGCATACGACGAGGAAAGCGTAAAACATATTGTGCACTGGGCTTTGACTGCCCAACTGCCTGCGCAAATCCAGTTGAGCGAATCGGAGAGCATATTTGATGTTAAGAAGTACATACAGGCGAACATAAACGACATAAACCAACATTTTCCGGATCCATTTTACAACCCGGCAATTGATAGGCTGTACAGGTTGAAGGAATTTTCGGAGAAATCGCAATTTTGAAACGAACATTTACACACAGCCCGGCGAACGATTTTAGATCCTTATTAAACTTGTTCCTCCGGGCTGTTGAATTACAATTTACTGTCCATCTTTTCAAATTCTTCTTGTACGGATTTGTTTAGCACTTTTGCATAAATCTGTGTAGTCTTTATATCTGTATGTCCCATCATTTTTGCAAGGTTTTCGATTGATACCCCCATATTCAATGCCATAACCGCAAAACTATGCCGGGCCATGTGTGAATGAAGGCTTTGCTTTATCCTTGCAAGCTCCTGAATGACTTTTAGTCTTAAATTATACTGGTAGTTGCTTATCACAGGTAGTTTGAAGTCATATTTTTGTAAAATCTCCATTGCGGGCTTAAGAAGCATCAGGAAATATTCCTCTTCTGTCTTTACCCTTATGTCTCTTATGAAAAACTTGTTTCCTTTCTTGATCACACCGCTAAAATCGAAGTTGAACAAGTCAGCATAAGACAAACCCGTAAAACATTGAAATATGAACAAGTCCCTTACCCGTTCGATGCTCTCTGATGCTATTTCTAAGCCTTGTATTCGCTTTATCTGTTCTAAGGTGAGGTATTTTATGCCCTCGCTCTTTCCGCGCTCAAATTTAAGCTTATTGTACGGGTTGTCTTTCAGTAAATCATATTTGATTGCTTCGTTTATATACCTTTTCAGTCGCTTATGATAGCCATGTATAGTAGTCTGCTTGTTATACTTCCCATGTAGGAAATTGTCATAGTGCATTATATTGGCCGTTGTGATGTCTGTGAAATAGACGATCCGACCGAACTCTTCCAGGGATGTTATTAAGGAGGCATGTGTATTTAACGTTCCTCGTCTAAGGTCGGTTCTTTCGCTCACTCTCCGTTTTATGAAATCTATAAAGCTTTCTTTTGTTTGGGAATACTTTAAAAAGTGTTCCAGCTTATCAAAACTGAAAGGTTCTTTGTTTTTTACCAACCCGTTTATGAACTCGTTGATGTTCCGCATTTGCGTATCGAGCCTTTCGTTGAGATCTAAAGACTGGACGGTATTCTTGACTTTTGTCTTTTCGCTCCATTGATCGGAATACAACCGAACGCCTGTACTTAACCATTTTCTTTTCCGTTCAAACAAAATTTCTATTTGAACGGTTCCTTTTGTTGTCTTGCTTGCCGTATGTTTACGGTCAAAAACAAACCTTAATACTGGATACTTCATAATTTGAAAGATTTGGTATCACACAAGGGTATCACATTTGTATCACATTTCGTGAAATAGAATGAAATAGAATGAACTAAAATGAAACAACATTAGCGGTGTGTTTGTTCTCCTAAATCATTGATTATTACGTAAAACGCTGATAATAAACAAAAAGGGACTACATTTTTGTAATCCCTTGCTGTGATCCGCTTGGGATTAAT